TTAAAAAGGACAAGGCCTAGATTCAAAACAAAAAGGTAAACCTAATATCTTCATAAGATAATAATCTTCGAAAACAGGTTTCCTAATGTCATACTGCAGATGTACATTATCAAATATTTCATCAGCATAAATTCTAGGTAGTCCTAACTTGTTCAGCATAGATACGAAAATACGCATCTGAACTGCATCCGTTGCCCTTGTATTATGTAACATGGCAAGGTGTGTAAAGAGTTTCCTTTGTACAAATAGTAACAATGCCCTTACTTGGATTTTATGTTGAATCCACTTTAGTAATTCTTTATCACTATATTGTTTAGGGAATACTCCGTCTGGCCCATATGTCTGTGATATGACTGAGCCAAATAGATTCCAGTCTTCTTCTACTTTAGGTAGATAGGGTAAGACTAGACGGTCGTTTAGATAATCACACAGATCTGTATAATTTACTGTGAGACTATGTTCCTTTTGTCTCTCCATAACTGATCAATGATTGTTTGAGCTTCACCGTAACTGATGCTAGGGTTTGTTAGCATGATATCTGTAAGTAACTTTTCACGATCTAAATCACCACATAATGATAACCATTTTTTGTACTGTTTAGGTGTGTAGGGTAACTTCGGTATCTGTACTACTTCCTGCATCGGACTGATGATGTTCAAGTCGATCTGTCTGAAGTTAAATTCGCACGGTTTCTCAGTTAATACAGTTTTTGCTTCTGTACTGATTTCTAACTCTCCAGTATCAATGAACTTTGTTAAGTTTAACACTCTTGCAACCTGTAGCATAGGTGCGCTTCCTATTACTACTGCTATGTACTCTTGTCCACTGATTGTTACTAAATAAGTTCCACTAGTTGTCAACGTTTTCATTTTCCTTCCTAATAAACTCGTTATACACTCGGGCAATATCCATTGCCTCTATTAGATCTTTTTTGTAAGTTTTAGCAATAATTGTTGCTATCTCTGTAACATCTTGTGCATCTCTTAACAATGCTAAGAACTCTTTCCTCTCTTGGGGACTATCGAAATAAATACGTTTTCCTACCCTCATACGTTTCTGGTTTATCAAATACTTCCATTTCCTTCCATATACAGCCATCCCTAAGCATTTCATGCCATTGTGATGGTAAGTTATACGTATAATATAATGGTTTACTACTACGATTATGCTTATTATGATAGAAGTTCCACCAACCCCAGTCTTTCAATTGGATTATTCCAAATGGGTTACTAGAGTTAGAGTTAGTGCAAAGTAACACAACACTTTTTCTACTGCTAATTCTAAGATCATCAGCTTGTTTGTCTTTTACTTGTACACCTTTCTCTTTGAGAAAGTTATACATTCCTATAACATTATCTCTTACTCCGGCACATATAAATTCCTGAGTAAATGAAGATACGTTAAATAGATCATATTTTACTTTACTTGGCACTTTTACCATCTTCTGCAAATGTAGGAATACAACCATGTGATTCTAGCATATCAGCTTCTAGACTTAAGTCTATCCACCAATCTATCCCTTGAGGTTCTTCTTCGAAGTCTGCAGCGTTAATTAACGTATTCTCTTTCAAGTGCATAATTAACTCTCGACCTGTCAAAAGGTGTTCGTAACAATACCTAGCAACTGCACTTATCAGTTGATTAAGTACTCCATGATTCTCCCCAACTCTTTTCCAAGATTCAGGAAGATTTTCACTAACATAGGCTGCGTAGCCTGAAAAACTAACTTTTGCCATCCATACTGTTTTTATTTTTCACTACTAATCAATCTTTATTTAAGTTGAATAGGATTATCTCCCCAATTCATGTTCCTTTTATACAGAGGTATTCTACAATCAACCATTAAGTTAGCATTGTATAACGCTCTTGCTGTACCTTTAGGAACTTCAATATGATAGCATCCATTAGACTGCCAATATCCCCATTCTTCTCCTAACTTATTTTTAACTGTTTTTCTTTCAGGTTTGAATGGATATATGTACTCGTCTCCGAATGTGTCTACTGCTATATAACTCATAGTATAATAGTTTTTGTTATCTAGTAGGATTCGAACCTACACTACTGAACAATCAGTGTTCTACCATTAAACTATAGATATCCCTCACTTTCGTAGTTAGCACGTGACTTTACGCAACTGCTAGTTGAGTATAGTCTGTGACAAAATTATTGCCATTTAAACACACAACGAACCTATCTTATCTCTCTAATTGCCAGTCAAATCCAAGCAGCCCCTAATGCAGGCTTCACACCTGCTTGGAAGCTTTGCGGCTCTTAACCTAGGAGTGGTTTATACCCTTGCCAAGAGGAGTCGAACCTCTATGCTTCTGACCGTGGAGCTGGAGGGAGTCGAACCCTCGTCCTAACAGTGATTGATAAGCCTAATAAGACACAATACAGTTCTTATATCGTGAATATGGTGAATGTAAGGAGATCTCTCTCCTTACACCCTAATTTTTGGTTCCTTTAGTAGTAATAAATCATTTAATACTGAAATGAACTCCAACGCTACAATGAGACTCATATGATCGTCATTTTCTGTTGTATTAAACTATTATTGGCTTATAGCTCTCTACTAACTAAACCTGAGAAAACTGAAAATGAGTACGTAGGACTAGCTGTCTCAACGGATCTCGTACTCTTTAGTCTTGATGCTAATTTTGCCTTCCTGCTTTTGTCTCGATGGATCTTAAGCAATGCAAGTATATCTCTTGCGTTGTGAAATACTACTACATTCATACCCCACTACTCTTTTCGGCTTATAGCTCTTCAGAGCGGAATTGTTGATTAATAGCGGTCAAAGCTATCTCTCAAAACACTCCAGCTGCAATCAGTATAGATATGATTCAATTGCTTCAAGTAGCCACTGAACTCTGCTTTCTTTTCGAGCAGTTTATCAGATGCTTCTTTCTCAATCTTCTCATCCTCTTTTTTCCAATCCTCTGGAGTGATACCACCGGCTTTCAAACGATTCATATTCTCGCCTACTTTCGTTAAGCGTTCTTTTTCTACTTCCTCAAACGCACGAGCTCTCTTCAGTCTCAATTTTGAGTAACCGATCTTGTACTCAGAATTTTGCAGAGTACGGATCATCTCTTGTTTGAGATTCTCCTCTCGGCCTTTCAGGATGTCCTCGTTTGCAGCTTTAATGATGTCTTCACTTACTTTTCTACCTTCGGTGATTTCTGCGATAATGTCTTTAGTTTCCATTTTCTTTTGTTTTTTGATGTTAATAATTAATTTTGATAAAGTTCTAGAATTGTATCTCTTTGCAAACTATGATTAGAAATAATCTTTCTACGGTTCATAGTTCCAAAGACAATTGGAATGTATAAAGGATTTTTTCCTGATACTGTTTTCCTAACCATCTCGATAAGTGTATGCTCATTCCAACGTAAAACATTGCTATGATGATGCATAACAAGTGCTAATAGAGTCACGTAGTGACCATAGATTTTTTTGCTTTTAAGATACCATTCTATAGCTGGTTCTCTAGCTAATGCTTCTCTAATTACTTGTTTTACTTTTGTTTTTTCCATATCTCAATTGTGTTAATTTCAAATAATAAGCATGCCCTCTTATTCCTATTTCTTATTCAGAGGGAACCTCTTCTCCTTCTTATAATTAATAACCTCCTGTGAGATTATCATTTGTACAAGTACACAATCCCGTAGTATGCATCTTCACATACCGTTTATGGGCTTAGGGCGTTAGGTTTAACATGCTTTAGGGGAATGACCACCATATCTTAACATTTAAGAATTATAGACTCGAGGACTAGTAACTGGCGGTAACTAGCTATCCTCACGAAATCTCTGTGCTTTAGACTCTCTTTTATAAGGAGTCATCTTAGGCTTATGCGGAGTGTATTTCCGCATAGCCTTTGAATCCTTAGAATCTTTCTTTGTCTTGCTCATAAAGTGTTTTGCAAAATGTTGCGACATTGAAAAATAAGGAACTTTAGCCTCTTTCTTTCGAAATAAGCCCATTCTGGAGAACCCTCTTTGATCGATGCTATCGTTGTGACAACGTCATGATTTACTAAGTCTTTAGGACCATAGTAAGCACATACGAACTTTGTCGCAAAGTGTACAGGATCTGCAGGTTCACCGAATTCAACTACCAAATTGTCTGCTAATGTTGCTATTTCAGCATTAACAGGATTTACGACTCTAAACAGGTCGTTAGGTTCTAAGATAGTTAGAAATCCTCCATTTTGTTTGTACTCAGGATGAATAGCTTCTAACTTACCTAAAATGCTAGAAAATAGCACTTGAACTTCCTCTTTAGAAAGTCCCGGAGGCAATATTACAACTGCTACTCCATTAATCTTACTGTCCATTTTGATAATTTTTAGTTAAACAATTTGACGACGTCTCCGTATGTACAACTACGGAGAGGGTTTTGATTGAACGATTGTTGATTAACAACAACTCATATTGTACTATGAGCAACTAATAACAAGTGTTATCGTGAAGTTTCACGTCTGCAAAATAAATATTAAAAAACTCTTACGTAAAACTTCTTATAATCGGCTATCTAACATATTTTACGTTATAGCAGAATTGTATTGCCAGTACAATTCTTATTAACGGCATGATTTTAACGTCCGCACGATCATAGTATTTGCAATTATCAGTACTAATTGGAACAATTGCCATTCTTCTTCTCCCGCATAAAAATACTATTTACGCCCCACATGCTTGTCATCTTCTGATGATCTAATAGTAAAAATATGCACTACCTTCACAGGCAATGCATATAAAAAGTATACTCCTGAACCAAAAAGGATTTTACTTTACTGAATCAGCTGGAGTAAGAGAGACTTCATTCCCTGGCGGTGTTTCTTCTTTTAAAACTGTTTTCACTTCAACCCTTTCAACATTCTTTGCATCAGGACCAGTTAATACAGGTTTAATTTGATTAGACACCTGAGTACTAATCCAATAGGATCTATTGATATAATACTCGTTAACTATTGCTCTATAGTCTGCATCAGGTCCTAATTTATTTAGGATACCTTCTACTATTACTATAGGCAATGAGAGATAAGTATCATATGCTTTAGTATCTTCTACTTCAGCACTGAACTTGTTTAGTCTCTCTTGAACTGTAGGTATTGCTACCTCAGTTTCTGTGCTAAAACCAACAGATTCCTTTACTTTCGTAAGAGGATTCTCTCCTTTTAGCCCTTGATACACAATACATAAAAGTAATAGTGTAACAATTGTGAGCAGTACTAATACTACTCCTTTCCAGACACCACCTACGGTGCCATCTCCTTTCTCACTCATTTGATTGAATGTTTAAACGTTAATAATGTTAGTTAACTCAAAGCTCCTGATAAGGAGCTTGTTTGATAAATGACAGATCTGGCTCGTCTACTAAAATAGTATACTACAAAACAGTCTTCATTAATCTCTTTAGAATAATAACCGTAGTTTTCCATATACTTATAATTAAGAATAGTCTTTTAAAAAAAGACCTACTACTCAGTATACGCTGGATTGGCAACTCACTTTTCATAGGTCTTTTACTAAATAGAACTTCACAGCGGTATTTAGGTAATCGTTCTTTGAAAAGTACACATTCAACTATGTTCTTATTTCCTTATAGATGTCATCTTTTGGGTTACTTTTCCATAATACTTTTCCTCCTTTTGTGTGCATTCCACACTGAAAAGGAGCGTATTTCAATAGGTCTAATTGTGCTGCTAAATCATGAACGTCATAGATTTCAGCATTAAACTTCTTTCGATGTAAATCTACATGAAAGTAGTATAGACCTGCGTTTGTACTACTCTGGACAACGACGTCCTGACGTAATGTCGTATATGCAAGCTTTAAAGCATCATAACGAGTTAGCTTCAGATGTTTCGTAAAGATCTGTGCTAGAGTGAATACACTTAACCATGTGTTACCTTTTTTGATAATTAATCTGATCATTGTAATGTTGTTTTTAGTTAAAAAATAAGAAAGATTAAGATTCGAACTTAATATCTTTTTACATCTACTCTACATTTTTTATTTAAGTTTCAAGAGCTGCCCAGATAGAGATCAAAAGACCTATCTAATAGAGTTCCATATTATTTTATAGGCAAGCTTATTAAATAAAATATGTGTCATTCGTTGTAAACTATTCTACCTTTTCCCTATGTAATCCATAGAAATTGAACTACTTTCTTACTAATAGAGTAAAATAAATTTAAAACTTAAATTTAAATTTACAGTATTAATATTAAATTACTCCTAATCGCTCTAAATATCTCTTCAGGAGAATATTTTGCAGCTATTCTATCCATCATTGTATCAGAATATTTATTTGTAATTTTGTATTCTTCTGATACACCTTCTATCAAGATATTTGGTCTAGGGTAAATTAGGCACGGATGGTGATCCGCTTCGTGTAATCCCCATATAATATTACGACTTCTGTTAACCTCTAATATAGGAACAGATGGTCCTAGATACTTTGGGAACCATTCGACAAATACTGGTCCATACGCTGACACAAATTCAGGATCTTTTAATGAAAAAAACATCCTATCCTTTGGACTTATTTCGTATGGATGGTATCCGATTCTTTGTAAGAAATGAGGAAGACTTCTATCCATATTAAGAGTAGATTATAAGTTTATAGATACCTTGTAACCTTATTAGAACAACGTTAATCATTCTGACTACATTTGTCCTAAAATCTTCTAAACTAATCTCCTCTTCGTTCGTATTTAATAGAACTTGTATATCCATTAACAAACTTTTAGGTATCACATCATTTAATGATTCCTTCTTTAGTGAATCTCTTAAAAATGCTAGATTAGTTAGAATACCAATAAAATCACTATTAATGATATTGCCTTTGATAATACGACAATCTCTATCAATAATGTATAGATCATTTAGTATCTGTGCCCTTATCTTCTCTTTCCTCCTTTTCCGTAGTAACAGTATTATGCATACTATTACACAAGTTACGATCATTGCTTCTACAGTCATACTTTATTTTTTGAATGAATATTGGTACAGATATCGCTAAATATAAGAGATAGATTAATGTATCCCCACATGATAATATGAGTAATATCAATAACCATATAGCCCAACCAATTCCTTCTAAAAGTTCAAGTATTATGCGCTTTGCTTGAAGTCTTTTACGATTCCTTCTAAGGAACCTTTTAAGTCTAAGTATAACGCCTTGTACTTGCATAGCTCTTCGTACTCTTCCTTAGTTAATAACTTGCAGTCAGTATTATACCATACTGCTTCTTGTGCTTTTTTGATCTTTTCTTCCATAAAATTTGATATTTTTATTGTTAATATTTACTATTTTAAAAGCTATTAGCTTCGGTAGCCGTTGGCATTCGTTCAGCCCGGCAATTTAAACCTACTAGACCCTAGAACCCGCTAACTTTGTGTATTAACCAAACGTGCATGAAGTATTGTAGTTAGCTACGATGAGGTTGCTTTTACTCTAGGGAAAACTATATACGTATTTCACAATAGGTATATAGCAGCTGTGTTAAATTAAACACGTACAACAGCAAAAATGGAGAATATTAAATTCTCTATAAACCACCAATGAATTTTTATATGATTCTGTGGCAGGATTTGAACCTGCATTCGCCCTTAGCAGGGGATTCTACCATATGTTAGACACTTAAACTACACAGAATTACCACATACTTTTCCTCACTATTAGTATGAGATAGTAGCGAACTAATTACTTTTACTCGCAGCAATTAGCTGAGGAAATTATGCTAAAAGAATATTAAATCACATAAAAGTTGTGTATCACTTCATACACTGGATACGTACACATATCATTTATTCCTGTACTTTTTGTTAAATGTATCTACTGCTTGTTCTCTATTAGGAAATGTAGTTATTACTAATCTTCCTTCTTTTTCAAGTATAATAGACCATTCGAAAGCGTGCTTTCCAACTAGGATAACTTTACGTCCTAGTGCATCTTCGACTATTGCCCTAACTGTGGCATCACAATTTGATTTGTGATATTTTCTTTTTTTATTCATTACACAGTGCTGCTTTTATCATCAACCATGTTTGTTCGGCTTTTAAAAGCTTCTCATATCTTTCCTGAGTAAGGATATATACTGAGCCTATCTTTACAGTATCCAGATCTTGTACATTAATTTCTTGTAATACTGGAGTATTGCTAGGCACATTCTCTTCCTTGTCAAATATAGAAAGAGATATTACGTCTCTAAGTTCAACCTTTCTTTGATCTGCGTCTAAGGTAGATATACATGCAGAATCTATCCTAATAAGAAGATCAATGAAATATTGTTGCATATCTATAGGATTATTTAAGTTATCTACTATATGTACATAACTTCCAGAGTCTACAATAGCTTTAGCTTCTTTTAAATTAAACCCAAAGACTACTTTCAGTATTTTCACCCAGTTAAGCCTACAGGTAGACTTTTTGAAATTGAATATAACTTTCATTATATTGATTTTTTGTTTGATACTAATAAAAAGGGGTGAGCTTTCACCCACCCCCCAACTCCCTAGTTACGAGCCATTAGATTATATACTATAATAGCAAGTATTATATCACACAATATGAATGCCCCATGTACTCCTGTCTTTTCAGATAGGAATGGTAGAAACACATTAGCATGAATAAACACTGCTAAAATAAAATACACAATCTTTGGCTTGTTTTCATCTTTTCCTTCCATGATGAATGTTTTTAAAAGTTAATAATATTAATTAACCCAAAACATCATATGCAGATGTTCGGGAGTTTTTGTTAAAACAGGTCTGCCGGTTACCCGGCAAATCCCTGTTACACTCTAGGTACTCTGATTCCAGCTTGTTGCTGTGGTCGTTGTGGTCGGTTACCCGGCACTACAACGTTACCTGTAGGTAGTGGATCTGGTTGAGATGTCTCTAGGCTCTCTGGATCTCCAGCTGATTGAGCACCAGCAAATGCATCTGCTCCTCCTACAGTTTGTCCAATATTGTTATCTGGTACATCTGTACCTTCACCAATTGGTAAGATAGTACCATTCTCAATACCCCTACGCCAACTAGATTCTAGTAGCTTTTCAGCATCTTCACCTCTAGCAGGTGTGCCATCAGGTAATGTACGTATTACGACTTTGATGTCATTAAATACGATAGGATCGCCTTTAGCGTTGCAAACTATCTCACCTTGCATATGGTTATTACCATCTGTAGCCCATACTCTGTTAAATGGCTCAGGTGTCTGCATACGTATTTCCTGTAGATATATCTCTTTAGGAAATTTAGCTTCTAGAGCTGTTTTCATTGCATCTGTAATAAACATTACATAGTTGAAAGATGCAGCCCATTCATCGTTTGCAGGTCTTACTTCTAGTTTGCAATACAAGTTACCTGTGTTTGCCTCTGCGAATTCATGTCCAATAATAATACATTTCATTTGTTTGTCCTCCTTAATTGTTTGATTGTTTAATTGTTTGATTGTTTATGTAAAGAATAAGGATACGCTATATATTATATGTACGCGTCAAATGTAGTTTAAGCAAATGTGATTAGGGCAGACTAAAGAAAGAGAGCAAAGTATTCTCAAACTTACAAACACTCTCTTATCAATTACATACACATAAATCACAGCAGTATCCTATACTCCTCACAATATGCTAAAAAGGAAATTTGACTTGGTGCATTGTAAGAAAGGAAAATAGGCTATAGCCTACTCCTTTGAATCGTGTATAACAGCAACGCAAGAAAGATCAATGAGTACTTTATACTCACACTTGTTCTTCCTACTTAGGATAGCTGCTAACTCATTAGCATCCTTCTGTGTTTGTTCATCATGCCCTTCAAATGTCTCTACTACTAATGGAGGCATACGATTAAAACATCTTATTACTACTATCATAATATTGATTTTATTGATTAATAATATGCATTTTACACCTAAAACTTACAAATAGGGGTTCTCTACTCTGGCGTTATGATTCTGAAATCAATGTTGTAGTAGCTAAGTATTTACAAGGATAGTCCTAAACCTATTTGTAAGAAACTGGTGCCCTCAATGTCTTGGGAAGTTATTGAGTTTTTTGGTTATGGTTCTAGTACGCATTACTCAGTTAGAACCTTCACTGAAACCTATAGTCTAAATTAAATTATAGGACGCTAGAAAACTTAAACCATAAAAATAAATGGTAGGGTTATACACAATGCTGTCTCTCCAAGCTGTCACTCTCTTTCAAGTTGTCACCAAACTTATAAATCGGAATTGGTTTCCTGTACGGTTTAGCCTTAAACTTTTAAGTGCGTTACTAGTAAACCGCCGAAAAGATACAGCACTACTGGTTTAAACTACCCCACCAGCAAGTACATGAAAATATAAATACAATATACCTTCACAATCGGCTAAGAGGGAAATAAACTTGGTGCATTGTAGGACAAAAAAGGAAAGAGCCGAAGCTCTTCCCCTTTAGTTTGGTAGATCACCTGTAGCTCCCTCGTACGGGTCTACGTCTACCTCTACGATAAGCCCATCACGCAGCAGATTCCTGCGTAGCTTGTCTGCCATCGCTTGTGGCTCATCTACGTACTCTCCCTTGAACTGTCTGCATACAACAGACAGGCTGGTGAATACGTTCTCTGAGATAGACCCGTCCTCAGACACCTTCTGGTACGGTGCTACATCTACACGTACCTTCTGGAGTTCTATCGTCTCTGGTACGCTAGCAGCTAACTTGTTAGCTAGTGTTTCGCTACACCACATACGATACTTCAACTCCTCAGCAAACGGATCACCTTCTGGCTGTGCTAGGATGTTTACATACCAGTTACCGTTCTCTGCTTGCTTAGCTTCTAGACTCATGATTGCACACTTCATAGTCGTCTCGGCTGTCTGCCCCTCAGCAGTAGTTCTACATTGCAACCGCCTTCCGTTGCAACTGCTTGATTAATCACAATCAGCTGATAGATAAATTGATTTGATGCATAAGTACCGGGGGTGTTTCCTTGATGCATGATGGGGGAGGGGGTTTGTATATACTAGTTTCTACACTCAAATCTATATAATACAATATATATACTAGTCTCTACATTCACAATTATATCCCCTAATTTTTTATTTTATAAAATTTTTATAACAATACTCCATTATACACGTTATTATTAAAAATAGTTAAATTATGTTAATGAATTATCTACGAAACTTTCGTAAATATGTTAAATAATCATAAATAATGTTAAAAAATTTTGATCTTTATAAGTTACCAACATGGATTGTTAGGTGGTTTTTCTACAAACAAAAAGCTAGGGAATGTGATAGAACTGTAGAGGATAATGGTTGTAAACACTGCTATTTGCCGTGCATTTTTAATAAAAATCATCTATTAAGACCTAAGAAAAACTATTAATCTAGAGTAAACAATAGAACAAAAATGAATACTGTAACGTTACTACACATACTTGTAGGTTAGTATATAGTAGTATAGTAAGAAATATATACTCCTACTCTGGATATAAAATATAAATACATAATAATAGTATTATGGATGATGACTTTTACTTTTTTAATGAATTCGAAGATGCATTAGATCCTACTGATGACGACGATCAGTATAATTATTAATCAAAAGAAAGGGATCAAATATGTTTAGACAATATTTAATTGACGAGATTGAAAGGTATCAAGACAAAGAATCTTGTGAAGCATTTGAACAATGGTGCGAAGAGATGGAAGGATTAAAAGAATCTGCATTTAAAGCAGGATTTGAGGCTGCTTTAATTTGGATTAAAGAAATAATCATGGAGCGTACCGTTGAACAAAAGGCTGAAGAACATAACAAATATTATTACAAATAATATGGGAGAACCAGAAGCTTATAAAGCCCTAGAAGAAGGGTATATTAGAGTTGATGGCAAAGTTTATAACATGGAAAAGCAGCCTCAGGGATGGTGTGATGGCTGCTGTTTCTATAACATGGAAGTTTGTCCATCCATAGCAAAGAAAGTATGCTGCACAGGCGGTGTTATCTTTCATGAAAGGAAATAAAAATAGAACATTTAATACTAATAAACGTTATAGTAGAAAAATTTAAGTTTATGGCAGAGAATACAAATAATGATAGTTCGGTACAAGTAGATGAGAAGATGATCATCGATGATATTCAGAAAGCGTTAAAGTTCGAGTTTACTCGGGATATTCTGATCAAACCGTTACCAGTTGAATACGTAGAAAAAGAGATTACTGAACCTGTTGCGACAGGTAAGAAAGACAAAGATGGTGTTGATAAATATGACACTAAAACTGAAGTAAAGAAAGTACCAACAACATTTAGAAAAGGCATTGTTCTAGCAATTCCTTCAGGTTATGAATGGCAAGACAAAAATAATCATCCAGAAGTAGGTGATACGATAGCTTTCCCTGCTAAAGCAGCTGCTTATTTTGACTTGTTTAAGGATAGCCAATTAGTGAATCCATACAATGTAGTAGCTTTTATTAAGAAAAGCAAAGCTTAGTAGATTTAGTTGGATTTTTAATATAAGCCTATAGTTAATCACTATAGGCTTTTTTATTGCATAAAATATACAACAAAATTAAATAAGGTCCGTTATATAGTCATGATTCAACAAATGATAAATAATCTTTTAGGTAAATATTCAGAGTTTATTAAATTTCAACAAGATGGTACTGTTAAAGTCTTCATTCCAGAAGACCTTAACAATCCTTCAAAAGAGGGAGCTACTGAGGTAGTTCTTACACAGAAAGAAGCTATGAATTTTATGGGTTTAGTAACCCAACCTAAGCAATACGCAATTGGAGACAGAGTAGTGCAAGAGTCAGATCCAGAGTTTGACATAAACAAGTGGATTAAATTAGCACTAGTAATTATTAAAAAATAATAAGGAATATGAGAACAGAATATAAAGTAGTTAAGCCTTTTGGTTGTGCAAAGAGAGATGATGTCTTTAAGACAGAAGATGGTATTGAGTATGTAATGGAAAGTACTAAGGGTAACGATAAGTATACCAATTCACGTTACATGATGATTACTGCAAACTATGTATTAGAACTTCTTAATGGTGGCAACCTAAAAGAATGGGGTGAAGAGATCAAGGATGAAACTAATACAGAAGAAGAATATATCCCGTCTAATGCAGAATTAAAATTGATTGCACTTGAAGCATTCTTAGATGACTGCGCTAAGAAGTATCAAGACAATATTCAGAAGGTTAATGAAGACTATAATAATGGCAAAATTCAACCTTGTGTAAAAGTTGAATCTGAAACAGTAAATTATAACTTACTGAAGTTCATTAAGGCGGTTAAACAAATCTTAGATGTAGATAAGACAAATGAATAAATTAGTAAAATCTGTAAACAAAAATGATCTTGTTACAGAGTTTCTAATTTCACTTAATGGTATTCTTCGGCTTACGGACAGAGAACTGGAATTAATGGCAGAGTTCATTAGACTTGATCTTAACTATAACAAACAACCAAATGAGAATAAGAATATAGCCAATAGAGCTAATAGGAAACATATCATAAATACCTTAGGTATTACTAAGGATAATTTAAGTAGATATATCAAGTCCTTTAAACAAAAAGGTATTCTAGTAGCAGGTCCAGCCGAAGATGAATTAAGTGTCAATAAAGCTCTAATACCAGAGATCATTGGAGACAGAGTTCAAGTAACAATTATAATTAGGATAAATGATGAGACAATTAGTAATTAAACCTGGTTCCATAATGCTATGGAAGAGTTATGGTAAATTAAAAAGATGGTGGTATAAACTTATTGGTAAGAATTTACCATATAATAATGGAATCTTAATTCGTGATACACAGACTATTTTATATGGTATTAGTGGAGAACCTTTTAGTAAGGAATCAGAAGAAGAAGTAGTAATATTAGAACCTAGAAAACAATACTCTAAAGTTGAAACAGCTTTTTTAAATTCTATATTTTATACCTCATCTGACAATGTAACATCAGAATTAGATAAGATATGTATTATAGTTAATAGTGTTAGACCCGAGACATTCGATATGTCTTCTGTTACTCTGGATAATATAATTAATAATAAGTACTATAAAGTAACTTATGGTCCAGCAAAATAAAACAAGTATCTATACAGAGTTATCACATAAATATAATATACCTTATCAAGTAGTAGAAGTGATTTGCAATCATCCTTTCAAATTTGCTCAAAATACAATTTCAGATGAGAAAGATATTAAGCCAATTATGTTTAGTTATTTGTTTAAGATTAAATTAAAAAAGAAATATGTTTGCAAAGAAAGAACCAAAAAATCCAGTAGTAACGTACCCTAAGCAAGGTTTAGCAGAAAATAGATACACAGCAGATGGGAAGATATGGGCAGCTTCAAATCTAGTTTCTTGGGTAAAAGAAAAGAACTACCCTGTATTTAAATTACCATTAGCTGGAGTAAACCTAGATCATTTACCTTGGGAGATAAATAACTTAGATGATATAATTTGGCATAGTAAAAGGATACAAGATACAGATTTAAATCACCCAATACTAATTGATCATTTAGGTAGAATATGTGATGGTTACCATAGAATTGTTAAAGCAATAATTGAAAATAAAACTGAAATAGATGCAATACGAATCGAAGAAATGCCAAGACCAGACGGGTATGAAGAATGATAAACTAGACGATAAGACTAGATGGGAGTTAATGCCGTTAGATTGTCTTGAGGACATTGCAAGAGTATACACAGAAGGTGCTAAGAAGTATGGTGATAATACTTGGCAGAATCTAGAAAACGGTTATGAAAGATATAAAGGTGCATTATTAAGACACTTATACGCTTCTACCTATGAAGAATTTGATCCAGAAACTAAAGTAAGACATGAAGCAGCAATAGCATGGAATAGTATTGCATTATTATACTATGCAAAGCATGGAAGAAAAACTAGACAAGATACTACTGAATCAACAAGTGATACTACTGTATCTGAGACAGATACTACAGGACACGAATCGTAGTCAATTCCTTGAAGATTACGCTGCAAATTTAGCAGCACAAGCAACAGAAATAATATTAGGACACAATATAGTAAGAAAATAATATGGAATTAAAATTTAAGAAATTACAAGAAGACGCAGTATTACCTAGTTATGCTAACCCTAACGATGCTGGTTTAGATTTAACAGCAATCTCCTTTACTCAGGAATTTGATAAGAGTGGTAAGTTAGTATTAGTATATCATACAGGATTATCCGTAGAGATTCCTGAAGGTCATATGGGTTTGATCTTTATGAGATCATCAGTTTCTCAGAAGTCTATGTCAATGTGTAATGCTGTAGCTGTTATAGATTGTGATTATAAAGGTGAGATTCTTCTCAAGTTTAAGATTACTACAGATGCTCTTCCTACAATTTATCAGCCTGGTGAAAAGATTGCTCAGTTAGTAGTAATGCCTTATCCGAAGATGGAGCCGATAATTGTAGAGGAATTAGCAGGTGAAGATCGTGGTGGTGGATTTGGTTCAACTGATAAAAAAGAAGAAAATGAGGATACAGAACAGGGACGAGAAAGCGGAGCAACTGAGGGAGATAATCAATCAGTACAGTAAAAACCCAGAGTATGTTAATGCATTTTATACTAAACAAGAAGCAGTAGATGCATTGAACAGACATTATAGAAATAGATACATTAAAATAAATTTAGATTAATATGAATACATATATTTATGCTGGTAACAGCGCTCTTTTAGTAGTAAAGGATAATGACCTTAATAGTGTTAGTTCTGTTCGTAATCATTATTTAAATATCGACTGGGCTTGGGTAATTGAAGAAGATGGTGTCCTTAAATTTAATGGTAAGGAGTATGATGTAAAGGCTGGGGATATTGTTCTTGTTCTGTATGCTTCTTATAAGAGAAGTGATGATGATAGAGATATTGCTATCATAAAGAGTGAAGAATTATATAACAACTTTAAGCGAAATCTCGAATACGAGAAAAATAGGAATAGTAAATGTTGTGAAGCATGTAGTCCTAGCGATTGTTAATTATACTGATGAAACTATTCGACATACTTGGTGGTAAAGTAATTATTCACAATGATGCTTTAGGTATCCCATGCTTTAAAAAGTTATGGGATGCTGATAAAGCAGATAAAGAAACAGCCACTAAACAAATAAGTTATATCGTACTTAAGAATAAATATGATAGTCCATATGTCCAAAGTATGAGTCCTGAAGAGATAGGACCTAGACTCAGGAAAGAACTATTTGGAGATGCTAATTATAAGTTACCAGTAGAGGTATTAGAAGCAGAGCAAGCATACATTAACTTTAATGAAACCCTAATATTAGGACTACTTAAGAATGCAAGACTTAAATTAGATAGTGTATCTAGATATTATGCAGAGTCTTTACAAGATGAATTAGATGATAAGAAAGTCCAATTAATATTAGCAGGTATGGAAAAACTCGGTAACACTATTAAATCTCTTGATGCATTAGAAACTGCTGTGAGATCTGAAGAGATGGCAAGTAGTAGAGTTAGAGGTGGAGTAGAAGTTAACCCATATGAGCTATCAAATAGACAAGCTGTACGATAAGTAATACAATTTGAAACAAAATAAAACTAACTGCCGTTACAGGCAGTGTTAAAAATTAAGAACTATGACTAAGGAAAAGAAAACTACTAGCACAAAGAAAACAAGTAAGGCTAAACTAGTTAAAGTTGAAGAGAAACCGTTCGATTTGATTATTGATTTTGGCCCAGCTCATGAGAATGAGGATAGAAAAGAAATCGAATTGGCTGAAGAAATTGCATATAGAGAAAAGAAAGAAGCTTATTCAAAATCTATGGATCTTAAACCAACTAAAGCACCTTGGTATAAGAGACTAGGTTTAAAGATCAAACAGTGGTTTAATCGATAACAATTATGATTGATTTCAATAAGAAAGTCAAAAATAGCAATAAGTTTAGGAAGCCCGCCCTTACATTTGTAGAGACGGGCTCTTATTGTGCTTACCCTAAAGGCACAACTGAATACTATAGCTTTTGGGATCAAGAAGTAGAAAAATGTATATATGGTTATACTGCAGAAGATGGTGACTTTATAACAGGTTATCATTATTTTTATTTAAATTATTGTCCCATAGTAAGACAGGTATATAGGGAAATAACTAATAGGAAAACTGGTTTAAAAGAATGGAAATCTGTCAGCGAACGTACATTCCCAGATTTCTATGATTATGATTATTATTACTTTCAAGCAATAGAGGAAGCACAAGAACAAGGTAAACACTTATGTGTAGCAAAAGCTAGGCGTAAGGGTTATTCATATAAGGGTGGTGCTATGCTTTGTCGTAATTTCTTCCTTATACCAGAATCAAAATCATATGTATATGCATCAAATAAACAATATCTTACAGATGATGGTATCCTTACTAAGGCTTGGGATTACATGGATTTTATTGATGAATATACTGCATGGGGTAAAAAACGTCAAGCAGTAAATACATCTATGAGACGTAGAGCATCTATGTGGGTTACTGATGATTATGGTAATAAAACTGAAGCAGGTTATAAATCTGAAATCATTGGTGTATCATTAAAAGATAATCCTGATGCAGTACGTGGTAAAAGAGGTGTACTTATACTTTGGGAAGAGGCAGGTACGTTTGCTGAACTAAAAGCTGCATGGCAGATTGCAAGACCGTCAGTAGAACACGATGGTGTAGCATTTGGACTTATGATCATGTTTGGTACTGGTGGTGATCAAGGTGATGCAGTAGCTCCATTACGTGAAGCTTTTTATGATCCTGAATCTTATAACTGCTTAGGTTTCCCTAATATATGGGATGATTGTGCAGTTGGTGGAAAATACTGTGGGTTCTTTATTCCACAACATACTAATCTAGATTCAAGAGATGAAAATGGAAATCGTATGTTCATGGATAATGATGGTAATACTAATCATGAAGCATCAAGGAAATACATATTATCATTACGAGAGCAAGAGCTTAAGAATGCAAAAACAATGCAAGCTATCGATAGATATGTAGCTGAACATGCTGAAACTCCTGCAGAAGCATTTACAGAGTTAACAGGTAATATATTCCCTAAAAGGGAATTACAAAAACAATTAGCTCGTATTAGAACCAATAAGAAATTACAAAATCATAAACAAATAGGTGATCTTACTTGGGATGGTGGTACTGTAAAATGGAGTATTAAAAAGACAGGTGATATTACGCAATTCCCATTACCAAAAGAAGCAAATCCTGAAGGATCTATAGTAATATGGGAACATCCATGTCCTGAAACACCTATAGGTTTATACATAGCAGGTTGTGACCCTTATGACCACGATCAATCTGGCACTAACTCACTAGGATCAGTATTCATATACAAACGTATACAGAATTTTGAATCATACAGTGATATCATAGTTGCTGAATATACTGGTAGACCAAAAACATCAGAAGAGTTTTATGAAAATGTAAGAAAGCTATTAGTGTACTATAATGCAAGATTAATGTGTGAAAATCAAAATACAGGTTTATTTGTTTATTTTAATAATAAACATTGTGACTACTTATTAGCAGATCAACCAGATATTATTAAAGACATTGTAAGAGACTCCAAAGTAAATAGAAGGAAAGGCTGTCATATGAACAAGGAAATTAAACTTTGGGGAGAAGGTAAAATTAAAGAATGGCTAGAAGAAGAAGTAGAATCTAGTCATATGAGACTTGAGTCTATATTATCAGAACCATTACTTGAGGAATTAATACAATACAATGATAAAGGTAACTTTGACCGTGTAATGGCATTGATGCAAGTAATGATATATAGGGAACAATTATATACAGCTCAAGTAAAACAAAAACAAGAAATAGAGAAGAAGCAAAGATTGTTTGATACACCAATATTCACAGATAAATGGTTTGAACAAGATACTTCTGATTCTACAAATAAATTATTTGATTCAAATATATTAACATTTTCATTTTAAAATATGGAACGCACAGTAAATAGCTTTCCTATACAAAAAATACCTTTTAGCCAAAAGAGTGAAGAATGGAAAAAAACATGTGTAGACTATATCATAGGGCAATCTCAATTAAGTAATGGTAGTTCAATACCTACTGATGAAGAGATGCAAACATACTATGATTTATATAATAGTGTATACAGTGAGAAGGATTTAAAATATGTTACAAATCCTTTTAATCAAGATGATGGTTTTCCAGCAGTAGCTCAGGACTATAACATTATTAGACCTAAAATTGATTTATTAATTGGTGAAGAAACTAAAAGACCATTTAATTTTAAAGTATGTAGGACTAGTGATGCAGCTGCAAGTGAAATGCAGGAAAAAGCTAAACAGATGTTGCTTGATTATGTTCAAGCATCTATTATGGCTAAAATGGGTCCTGAAGAACAGGCTAGGTATGAGGAAGCATTATCTTCTGGTGAAATACAAACCCCAGAGCAAATACAGGAATACCTTACTAAGGGTTATAAAGATGTAGCAGAAGTTACTGCTTATCATACCCTAAACTATTTAAAACACTCTTTAAATATTGATCACGAGTTTGTAAAAACTTGGAAAGACGGTTTAATTGCTGGTGAAGAAGTAATATATGTAGGCATCAGGAATGGGGAGCCTTGTTTGAATAGAGTTAATCCAAAGAACTTTTGGTTTGATGATGCTGAAGGAATTGAGTTTATTCATGAAGCTTCAATGTGTTGTTATAAAATGCTTATGCCATATACTCAGGTATATGATGAGTTTTATGATAAACTTGATGAAAAACAGCTTAATCAACTACTAGAGAAATTTGGTCAATATGGTAAAGGAGCTAAGAATTGGTTAGGTGATAAGAACATGGTAGATGATTGGAATCATATTGATACGAAAATCTACAGTAAGTATCCTGATCATAATCCTTATGGAGATGCAGAGGATGTAGTAGTATATCATGTATGTTGGAAATCTTTTAAAAAGATTGGTTTTGTTACTGTAGTTAACCCTGAAACTGGAGAAGAGGAAGAGTTTGTAGTAGATGAGTATTACAAGACTACTGGTAATGAAGTCAATGTTGAATGGGATTGGATCATTGAAGTATGGGAAGGATATAATGCTGATGATCTTTACTTTGGAATTCAGCCTATTGAATACCAATATATTACAAGTAAAAATCTTAATTCTCAGCGACTACCATATACAGGAATTGTCTATAGTAATACTAATAGTGCTCCTAAGTCTTTAGTTAGTATTATGAAGCCTCTACAGTATTTGTACATTACGACATTCTATAGAATGGAATTAGCAATGGCTAGGGATAAAGGTAAAGTTCCTGTAATGGATGTTACACAGATACCAAAGGGTTTAGGTATTGATACTGCTAAATGGATGCATTATCTAAGTGCACTAGGAGTAGCATTCATTAACCCATATGATGAAGGATGGGATATTCCAGGCAGGGAAGGAGGTAGACCATCTAATTTTAATGGATTTACCACTTGGGATCTTACTATGGGTAATGTTATCGCTCAATATATTCAATTACTAGATAAGATTGAATCGATGGCTTCAGAGTTATCTGGAGTAACACCACAAAGACAAGGGGCAATATCTAGTACTGAATTGGTAGGTAATGTAGAACGTTCAGTTATTCAATCTGCTCATATTACAGAACCATTATTCTGGATGCATAATCAGGTGAAAAGACAAGCATTGCTTATGTTATTAAATACTGCTAAAGCTGCATGGAAAGATAGTGATAAACAGTATTTAAATTACATATTTGATGATACTACTAGAGCATTCATAACATTAGCTGATAATTTTCCTTACGAAGACTTTGATATCTTTGTAACTGATAGTACTAAAGAAGTACAGGCTATTGAACAACTTAGAGCATTAATTCAACCTGCTATGCAGAATGGTGCAAGTTTAGTAGATGCTGCTGAAATGTATACTATGGATAATTTATCATTAATCAAGAGTAAACTACAAGAACTTGAACAACAAAGATTATCACAACAGCAAGCAATGCAACAGCAAGAAGCTGAACAGCAACAGCAATTAATACAGATGCAGAATCAAGTTAAAGAGCAAGAGCTTATGCTTAAAGAAGCTGAGCTTGATCTTGAAAAATATAAGATTGACCAAGATAATGCTACTAAGATTACTGTAGCCCAATTAAATGCATATAGAGGATCTGAAAATATGGATCAAGATATGAATGGTATACCTGATCCTATTGAGATTGGTAATCAAGAAATAGCTAGACAAAAAGCTGTATCTGATGCTGTAAGTAAACAGATGGATTTAGCTAATAAAGCTAGAGCTGAAGAAAATAAGAAAGAGTTAGAAAAACGTAAGATTGAACAAGCTGAAAAAGCTGAAAAACTTAAAGCTACAATTGAACGAGAGAGACTAGCTCTTGAAAAGAAAAAGCTTGATGAAGCTAAGAAGTTGCAAGCTCAGAAAGATAAAGCTGCAATGGATAGAGAGAAACTTAAGGCTAAAACTGCTCTTAAGAATAAAGTGGTAGGTGAGAGTAAAACTAAAAAATAGGAGATAACAATTATGGCATGTAAAACTTATTGTGTGTATAAACATGTCTTGCCTAATAATAAAATATACATAGGTATTACAAAACAAAATCCACTATTAAGATGGAAAAATGGACATGGTTATAAACATTGTAATTATTTTTACAATGCTATTCTGAAATATGGATGGTTAAACGTTCATCACGAAATCTTAAGAGATAATTTAACTGTAGAAGAAGCTAATAACTTAGAAAAATACTATATCAAATATTATAAATCTAATGATAAGAGATATGGTTATAATATACTTGAAGGGGGAGAAATAAAAACTATACCAGAGGATCGTAGAACTAATCTTACCAAAATTAAACATGGTAGAAACAAAGGTAAAACGGTATTAGTATTTAACCTAAATGGAGAGTATATTGGAGAATTTGTTTCTTCTTATCAGGCTGCAAAAATACTAAATTGTGATCAAGGCCACATTAGAAGATGCTGTCAACATAAAGAGGGAAGAAAACAACATAAAGGTTACATTTTTAAATATAAGGAGGAATTAATATGAGTTGTAAAGGAGGCTCTAAAAAAGGCGGAAAAGGTAAACCAGGTAAGACAGGTAAGTAAATATTACTAGTATGAAATGGAAAGATCTATCTCTTAAAGAGAGAAAACAGATATATGATAGTGTCAGGGCAAATAACCCTGATGCTACATATTTTGATATTAAAGAGCAATTTGATTCTATTCCTACATATGAAGATGGTAAAGGTAAAACCATAAACAAAGCAGATTTACCACCAGAATATAGAACTGGTACTCCTGAATACTTTGAAAGACAAAGGAAAATATCAGGTGCAGTTAATGCAGTTCAACCAGAAGCTTATATTACTCCAGCTGGATATATTAAAGATGCAGTTAACTTCATTGAAGATTTAGGCAAAGGAGATTATGCTGGAGCTGCCATTGATGCTGTATTAAATCTAATACCTTGGGGAGTTGGTAAAACTATAAAGAAAATAAAAAAGAAAGTAGGAAGAGCAATTGAAGGAACAGACGCATATACTGCAGAATCCTATGCTGAGCCTTTTACTCCTACAATCACTAAAAAGAAGAAGGGTAAAAAGGTTAAAACTGAAGCTGATTATGACCAAGAGTTTGCCGAAGTAAAGAGAAAATATAATAACATGCAGGAGTATGATAAGGAACTTAGTAAGATTACTAATGATTTATTTATGCCTACTGATGGTAGTGTAGAAACTCTTGAAAAGGTTGATAAAGCTTATGGTACAAATTATAAGAAAGCTGCATCTGCCATTGCTTTTCAGGATATGGCTAATAGAGGTAAGTACGTTAAGCATCAACAAATGTATGATAGTGCTGGGAATCCTATATATGGTAGAACTACCGGTAAAGTAGATCAGCCTACTATAGAAGATATGACAATTAGTCTTAATCCAGATTATTATCTGGAAGGGACAGCAAATCATGAAATCAGTCACTTAGCAGATGCTTTAGTTAATAGAGTACATAATGCAGATGCTACGAATAACTATATGGAGTATCTACTAGATAGAGACAACATAATGAGTTATAATGAAATAAGACAGAGTTTGATGGATGTTAACCCTAACACGTATAGATACTTAACTACACCTAGTGAAAATAAAGCTCACATGATTCAGCTTAAAAGGGGTATGCAAAAAGAAGGTCTTATTAATAATTGGACAGATCCTATTACTCAGGATAAGATTGAAGAATATTTATCTTATCGTAGTAAATATGCAAATAGGGTCAACCCAGTATTACGAACTCTATATGATATTCGACCAGATAAACAAGGTTTTGTAAATAGAATGAATAATCTTACTCCAATCGAATGGGCAGTTCCATTAGGATTACCTATGTTCTTTGGAGAAGAACAAGAAAACAAATAATCAATATGAAAGAGTTAGAAGGAGTATACCCACTATATCCTGTACCAAGTTATAAGAATGGTGGAATACATATCAAGAAAAGCAAGAGAGGTACATTTAAAGCTGCAGCTAAGAAAGCTGGTATGGGTGTACAAGAATATGCAAATAAAGTATTAAAGAAAGGTAGTAAAGCAAGTCCAGCTATGAAGAAAAAAGCTAACTTTGCTAGGAACGCCGCTAAATGGAAACATTAATAAATCTAATTAAATATAATTATGGATAACAATAGTAATACACTATTAGGTTGGGAAGCAGTAGCAGATGCATTATCATCTGAAACATTAAATAATCCTCTAGTAACAGGTACGTTTAGTACAAGTAATGATGATCTATCTGATGATGAAATCAAACGTTTACAAAGAACTAACAGAGGTCCTTCAGTAAAGGAAGTGTTTGGAATAGATACTTCTAAAGAGGAAAAAGATACTGAGGTTGAAGAGACTGAAGAAACTGAAGAGGAAACAGAAATAGAGGAAGAGGAAGTAGAAGTTGAAGAACCTAAAAAGAAACCTAAACAGACTAAAGAAGTAGAAAAAGTTGAGGAAACATCTACTGAAGAAGAGGAGTTAGATAATGAAGGTATTCAAGTTAGTGCTTTTTTTGATGCTATTACTGAGGAATTAGGGTTAGACTTTGAAGAAGATGAAGAATCACAGAAACCTAAAACAGTAGAGGAATTATGTGAATACTTCAAGGATTTGATTGAAGAAAATTCAACTCCAGAGTATTCAAGTGAAGAGGTTGCTAAGATTGATGAATTCGTTCGTAATGGTGGTAAACTAGAAGATTATTTTCAAGTTAGTACTGCTATTGATTTTGATAACTTTGACACTTCGATCGAGAGTAATCAAAAGCAAATCATTCGTGAATTGTTGTTAGAAAAAGGGTTTAGTGAGAAGAGAATCCAGAGTAAACTAGAAAAATATGAAGATGCTGGTATTCTAGAAGATGAAGCAGAGGAAGCTCTTGAACTAATGAAGGAGATTACCGAAAAGAAGAAGGAACAGCTATTGATTGATCAGGAAAAGCAAAATGAGGCAAGAATCGAGCGCCAACAAAAATTTGTTGATGACGTTGTCACCAACATTAAATCGCTGAAAGATATCAGAGGTATCGCTATTCCTGAAAAGGATAAAAAAGCTTTATTGAATTATATCTTTAAAGCGGACTCAGATGGTCTTACTCAATATCAGAAAGACTATTCTAAGAGTGTAAAAAATTTAATTGAGTCTGCCTATTTTACTATGAAGGGAGACACTTTGCTAGATACTGCAAAAAAAATTGGAACTAGCTCTGCTATAAAGACCTTGAAACAAAGTTTAAAGACAACAGGTGCTACGAAAGGCACTAAAAGAATTCACACTAGTTCATCAAACTCTATATGGAGTATCGCAGCACGAAGTTTAAACAATAATTAAAGATTATAAATTAATTTATGGATAACGGAATTCTGAATAATTTACAGATCGGTAAAAGTAGATGGTTTTCAGATCTTATTGACGAGAATAAGATTTCAGAAGCAATGTTGTCAAGACCGTATGAAGTAGAACGTATTGTTTCTTACGTATTTGCCGCAAAAGACGGTGCTTATGGTACTTCCATTGATGCTATCACAGGTGGTCTTGGTAACGTAATGACTATTGATCAAAGTACATATGAATGGTATGTTGAAATTGATACCGATAGAGCTGTAACAATTCGCTCTGCAAAATGGCAGGGTACTGAAATTACTGCTGCTAATGCTGACACAATCATGGCTGGTATTGGCAACACACCTATCCAAGTATGGGTAGAAGATAAATGGTTTGGTCCGGGTGCTATTGTAGTACTTGATGACAAAGAATATCAATTACGTATTCAAGGTGCTCCTGTACAGGACGGTAACTTGTGGTGCTATACTATGTTCATCGCTGATGGTCAGTCTAGTTCATACGTTCCCGGTAAGTATTTGTTAGCTGGTCGTGAAATGTCACGTCTTGGTGCTGCTTACGAGGAGTACAGTGAAGAGGCAGATATCCTGAACTACAATACTCAATTCAAGATGCGTAACTACTTATTCACAACTCGTTTGAGTTATGATATTACAGGTACGGCTTATGCAACTGTATTGTGGATTGCATTGAAGGATCCTAAAACGGGTAAGAAATCTTATTTGTGGTCTGACTATCAAGAATGGGTGGCAATGCGTGAATGGAGAAAACGTTGTGAGATGATGATGGTTTACTCTAAGTCAAATCGTAACGCTGATGGTACTTTCTCTTTGAAAGGTACTAACGGTCGTCCGGTTTATTTGCCAGCTGGTTTGCTTGAGCAGATTGCACCGTCTAATAGACGTTATTACACTGAGTTGACAACAGAGTTGCTTGAGGACTTCTTGTTTGATCTGTCTTACAATATTCTTGGTACTAATGAGCGTAAGTTCGTAGCCTTAACTGGTGAGATGGGTATTCGCGAGTTTGACCGTGTATTGAAACAAAAAGCCGCTACGATGAATGTAATCGATACTAAGTTCATTAGTGGTAGTGGTCAAGAGTTGACTTTAGGTGGTCAGTTTGTAACATACAAGATGAATAATGGTATTGAGTTGACATTGAAACACTTCCCGTTGTATGACAACACTACGTTCAATCGTTTGTTACACCCACTTTCTGGTAAGCCGCTTGAGTCTTATCGTTTTACATTCTTGGATGTAAGTCGTAGAGATGGCGAAGCAAACATTGTTAAGGTAGTACGTAAGGGTCGTGAATTCATGCAGTGGTATACTGGTGGTTCTATTTCTCCTGCAGGTCCTGCAAAATCTATCAACACTTTGCGTTCTAATGCAAAGGACGGTTACTCTGTTCACTTCTTAGGTGAGATGGGTATCATGTTGAGAGATCCGCGCGGTTGTGGTGAGTTAATCATGGACGCTGAGGGTTAATCCACGTATTTGAACAAGTACGCCAATATTATACAATATAACTTATAGGGGCGTAACAGCCCCTATATTTTTTATTAACAGGTTTAAAATCTATATTTAATTAAAAATATATGGAAGCAACGTTAAGATTTATTAGAACTAACCCTTGGGTTGGTATTTCAAAGTTTAAAAATTGTGGTGATTATATTGGTCCGTATTGGACTAGATCAGGAAACAGATATACTGGTTTAACAGAAGAGGATGCTCGTAGACTTGAAAAAGCTATTGGTTATCCAGAAGGTCATTTAGCACCATATAGTCCATTCTGGGCTACTTATTCAGTTAAGTTAGGTAATAAGGATCTATATATACATACTGAAAAACCAGAGGATGAATTAAAGTATTTATTCTTAAAAAGTCACAAAAGAGTAGCATTTGGTACTAGTAATATTACACCAAGTACTGACTATTTGCTAAGCAATTCTCAAGCAGAGGCAGAAGAGAATAATAAGAAATTTAAAATTAAGCGTGAGGCCTATTCAGCATTTACTAAGATGTCTCTTGAAGAAATGCGTAAATGTCTTAGACTTTATGGTATTAAGTCAGATTCAATTAGTAATGAATTAGTTGAAAGTAAGCTGAATGAACTTATTGAAAATGATCCGCAAAGATATCTATTACTGTGGGTAAATAATAAGAATAAAGAAACTCAATACTTGATCGAAGAAGCTATTAGTAAAAATATTATTCGTAAGAATAAAAATATGTATTACTATGGTACTGATGTAATCGGTCGAAGTATGGATGAAGCTGTACTGATGCTTGATGATAAAAAGAATCAAGATATAAGACTAGCCATCATGCAAGAAATAGAATCTAAGTAATATGACAGTATTAGAAGCACATATAGCATTTAAGATTGAAGCAGATAAAAATGCCGTTAATATTGGTATATCTGGCTGTCCGTCTTTTTTACCTGAGGAAATTGATTATTGGTTATATACAGCGTATCTAAGTAAGATAGCTACTAAAGCTACTGGTAACAATACTCTTAGAATACCATTTGAAGGTAATGTAAAAAGAGTAGCAGACTTAGAAGGTTTAGTAAAAACTGATAAGGGATTGTCTTTACTAAGTGAATCTATAAGTAATAGACTTACTATGAATAATTTCAAATCTAGTATTACTTATGGTGATGATACTCAAGATAAGCGTATGTACTTCTTAGAAGGAATTTTACATTTTGGTAGTAATAAAATAGCCACAGTAAAACTTATTAGTCACGAACAAGCTACTAGATTCTTAGAAACTTATAATAATAAACCTTGGATTGAAGAACCTGTAGCAATACTAGAAGATAATAAGTTAATAGTATTTATAGATAGGGATCTTATGGTAGGTCCCTATACTATAGATATTACTTATCTAGCATACCCAAGAAAGATTAATAATCAAGATATTACGTCTACTCTAGATGAAATTCCAGAGTATATGCAATATGAAGTAGTTAAATTAGCTGCTGACATGGCAATTGAGAATATTGAATCTCCAAGAACTCAAACACATCCACAGTACGTAGCACAATTATCAGAGTAATATGAGTAGTAAGGAAATGCAAATGGAATTCGAAAGACGAATTCAACTTATTAGCCCAGATCTTATTATAGATGAGAAACCTAACTCTGATCTTATATTTTCAATACTAAATGAAGCTCAAGATAGGTATGTAATGATGAACTATGTTGGTGACGACCAAATGGAAACTGAAACCAATATACATACTAGAAATACAGATTCTATTAAGAGTTTGTTAGTAGAAAAAGAGTTAACCGCAACAGGTACTACTCTTAATGGTTTCACAAGATATAGATTACCATACATGTCTACTGAAGAATATTTCTTATATGTACACTCCTTTAGTAAAGTAAAAGGTACATACAAACAATATAAAGATTTTGTTAGGGTAGACAATCAATTAGTTAAGTATAGGGATCTTGGTAAGTTTATTAAAACTGCATACAATACACCTATCATTAGGCAACCTGCTGTTGCATTAGTATCAGATCCTACTACTAAATATAACTATATAGAAGTAGCAGTAGATGCATATACTACATTAGGTAACGTTACATTAACTTACTATAGAAAACCATTAAGGTTCAATACTACTGATGGAGCTAGTAAATGCGAACTACCAGAATCAATTCATAGTGAAATCGTAGATTTAGCAGTTAATATGTTTATTACTGAAGGTAAATATAGATTACAAGTAAAACAACCAAATAATCAACAATAATGAGGTACATTGACTTACAAGAAGCATTTGAATTAGAAATAGCTCAGTTAGATAGTAATCTAACGAAACCTACTACTTCAGATATTGAATATTGGTTAACAGCTGGTTTAATTAAGTTTATTAAAACTAGATACTCTGGTATCAATTTTAAGCAAACTGGTTTTGAACAAGATCAAAAGAGAATTGACGATCTTCGTAGTTTAGTCACAAGAAAATCTTATCAGTTCACAACCTATCCAGAAGAGTATACAGTTACTCTACCAGAAGATTATATGACTACTTTAGGTGAAACAGCTGTAATATTTAGTTATGATCATTGTTGGCCTGTGGGCCCAAGTGGTCAACCAAGAACTAAAAACACAGATGTGTTAGAGGCTACTATAGAAAATATTGATAGACAAAGACAAAATACTTTGTCAGAATATAGATTACATGGTAGATCCGCCAGACCATTAAGACTATATGAAGGTAATACTATTCATTTATATACAGATGGTAATTACCATATAAGAAATTATATTCTCACATACTTGAGAATACCCAACAAGATTAGCCTCACTGATGCTCCATTTGAGGAGTACAAGGATATGCCAGCATCAACTCATGATGAGATAGTAAAGTTAGCGGTTGAGTTGTATTTGGAGAATGAGGCTAATCCAAGATATCAATCGTATATTAACGAAGTAAATAGTATGGAGTAATATACGAAAAGTTTAGTTTAACGAGGAAATGCGAAAGCAAAGTAGAAGAACTAAAATAAGTTAAACTGAGCTCAATGTTTAACTATTAAATTTAAATAAAATGTTACAACACGTAAATAAAGTACTTATCGCTAAGACAGCTCCGACTTCTTATACTACTGTAGATGCTTTAGTTGACGGTGATATCGCATTGTTCAATGAGAACAAAGTAATTGTTAAATCTGCATCTGAGGCAGAAGCTGCCACTGCACTTTACATTGGTGTTTGTGTTGGTAAAGAAGATGTATACGATCAAGAGGGTACAAAATCTACAAAGTCGGTTATTAACTATAGTATGCCGATTCAGAAAGGTTCTAAACCGTCTATGGTATTCATTGAGTTTGTTGCTAAGGCTGAAGACAAAGTAGTAATTACTGCAACTGATGTTACTCCTGAAGTGGGGCATCGTTATGTATTGCGCATTGTTTATAATGACATTCACGAAGCTCCGGGTCAGTTTACTCATACTTATGAGGTAATTGCTAAAACTACTAATGCAACAGATTTGATCACTTCTTTCAAGAATAAGATCAATAGTCACAAACAAGCTAGAGTAGTAGCTACTAGTGCTGCTGCAGTATTAACATTGACTGCAAAGGAAATTCCGTATAATCAGGGAATTACTTTAGATGCTGGTTATTGCCAAGTATCTATGGATGTTTTCATGTGGAAGACAATTCCTTCTGGTTTGTTGAGCAATGTAATGTATCCTATTTCTAATTTGACGATTGCTAAGACTCAGGGTACTCCGGGTCGTGGTAATGCTTATATTGTAAGAGATCGTGAGAATTGGAATCTTGGTTACGAAGGTATTCAGTACCGTGCTAATGCTATTTATCCGTATATCGCTCCTGAATTCAGATCAGATCTGAGTGCAGAATATGATACTCTTACTTTAGAGTGGGATAACTTGTATTTAAGCAACGATAATCAGTACATCAAAACTACTCCGCTATCTGCAGAGATTTATGTTAATAAAGATGAAATTTCTGGTTCTGCTTTTGAAACAGCATTAAAAGCATTTGTTGCTAAAGCCTAACTTTTAAACTTATTAACTCACAAGGGGGCTTGGGGTATTCCCCCATGCTCCCTTTTTTATTTTAAAAAATATGGAAGAATCATTATATTTAGCGGAAGTAAAATTACTTACCAGATATTGTCATAATTGCCTTGATAACAAAATGAAAGAGCGTATTATGATGTTCTTATTTAAAAAGGAATTATATGACAATGCCACAAAGTTAGGTCTGACAGAAGATGCTGAAATGTATTATAAAGAGATGTTAAACCTACTTGGTATGAGAACCTGTAATTGTACAATAAATTGTAATACTTGTAAAAACTGTAGTAATGGATCATGCACAATATGTAAATAAGGTAGGTAAACAGATTAATGATTCTACCAAAATGAATGTTGATATTGATAATACATCTGTTACTAATATAGTACTTATTCCTCATTTAGAAACTATATATAATCAACTTGAATCTGACTTAAAGAAAAACGACCCAGATTTTCCATTTACTCAGGAAGACCTAGTTAAAATTGGTGGGTACATTAACTGTTTAAAGAAACAAATAAATTTCTATGAAGTACAAGACATTGATAATGACTGTATTTTAACAGAAACAGAGAAACATATAATCCAAGAGTAATATGAATAAAAAGATATCACAATTTGAACTAACAACTAAACTGCAAGAGCAAGACCTCATTACCCTTGTACAAGATGGTAGTAATAAAAATATTACTAGTGGAAGTTTTACTACATCACTATCAGGTACATTTGCTACTAATGAGAGAGTAGATGCTGTAGAAGAAGATGTTGAGATACTAGATACTAAAGTAAATGATAATTATAAAGATCTTAGTAATAAGATAGTAGAAGGAGATACTAGTGTAACTACTAATCTTAATAGTACTATCACTAGTTACTATGATGTGTTAAATAATAAGATCATTACATTAGATACTAAGCATGACACCGATATGTCAGAGATTGGTGGTACTATGCAAGAATGGATAGATGATATTGATAATAGATCTACATTACAACAATTACAGGATGCTCTCAATAGACTCACAGTAGCTGAGAATACTATTACAGCATTATCTGAACTTATTGCAAATGGGGGTGGTAGTGGATCTGCTCCGGGTTATCATACTCAAAGTACTGCTACAATATTTCCTTTATCTGGTTATTATAAAGGTAGTAGTGCGGCCCCATTAACTACTACAGATACATTAAATCAAGCATTATCTAAACTTGAAAATCAAGTAGAAGCAGTGGCTAGTAGTTCTGGTTCTTTACCTGTAATCAAGTATGGAGAAAGTACTCCTCCTGCAGATAATTTCTTGTATACTTCTTTAAAGACTGCAGAAGATTATTTAAATAAGCATGGGGATACTGCGGATGGTAAAATAACAATGTTACAAGGTTTACAAGCAGGAAATACATTTCGTTCTGGTTGGGATGGAGTTGGAGCTAGTTTATATCCATTAGGCTCTAAATGGAATATGGAACTAGACAATCTGTTTGTTAGAGGTAATATGACAATAAACGAACTTACAGTAAATGAGATTAAGGCTGTGGGTGGTGATATTCTAGTTACTGTAGCAGATATGAAATGTATCGAAGTAGAAGAATTAGCAGATTCTTATAAATGCTACTTTGATGATCAAGAAGGTACTAAGTATAATCAATTTATAGTTAATGACTTAGCAATATGCCAAAAATTTGATGGTAAAAACGTTAAAAGATATTGGCGTAAAGTAAATGCTACTGGTAGTAATTACATCACGTTGTCTAAAGACGTATGCGAGCCAGGTAGTGGTAAGCCAGAAGCAGATGATGAAATATTACAATTAGGTCATATGTACGAATCTGATCCAGATTACAATTTACAAATGGATGAGAGACGTAACGCAATTTTTATCAGTGCTAAAGGTGATAATGCCCCTAGAATCTCTTACTATAAGAATATTGATACTTTTTCTCTAGCTGATGAGGATGGTGTAGTTCGTGAAAGAGTTGTAATTGGTGGTGATCAAACTAAATTTGTAGGTACGATTTATCAAACTTCTGACACAGGAATCGTTAGAGTACCTGTATATAGAGGTATTTGGGTTTCTGGCAACACTTACTATTATTATGACCAAGTAAGTCATAAAGGTAGTTTATGGATTTGTATGGATCCTAATGGTACCAAAGATGAACCAAATGAGAATGATGATCAATGGCAGAAGCAAGTTTCAAAAGGTGAAGATGGTAAGTCAGGAGATGACAAAGCTAAATGGGTAGAAATTGTAGGTGATCGGTTATTTTTATTTGATACTCCCGATTTCTCAGGAACTCCTACTCCAAGAACTATTCATTTAACTGCAAATGTATATGGGATGGAAAATCCTACATACGAATGGAAAATGCTTAATGCAGAAGGAACTAAATTGTCTACACAAAGTTCTATAGACTTTCCATATACAGCAATGCCGACAGATTCCCGTACATTAAGTATTCGTTGTACTGTTACAAATTCTGATGGTACTACTTACTATGATGATACTCAATTAGCTAAATTATCAAATGGTGCAGAAGGTCTCGATGCATATTATATTGATTTAAGTAATGGTACGGTTGCGGTACCATTTGATGCTGATGGAGTTACACCATTAGTAGATTTGTCTACTATTACTACAGATGTTTATGCGTATCATGGTATTAATCCAATTGCTATTAAAAGTATAACATATTCTACTACTTCTGGTGGAGCTACTGTAAGTATAACTGGTTCTAAAGTAACTCTTACTTCAATAAGTCAGAAACAGGCTAGTATAGATTTAAATGTAACGTTGGAAGATGGAGTATCTATAGTTAAGACATGGTATGTTAATAAAGTGTCTAATGGTGAAAATGGTTTTAATGGGGAGGATGCAGCATATGTATATATGTCTGGAGAGCAATTCTTTCACTATAAAACAGGTAAAACCGTTCCTGAAAACACTACAATTACTCTTACTGCAGATTCATTCAACATAATTAATCCAACTTATAAATGGTATTGGGCAATAGCAGGTACGTATGATTGGCAACTATTATCTAATGAGACAAATAGCACATTAGTGGTTAGTTATAATGGTATCTATTTTACCAGTACAAAAAAAGATGAAATTAGTTTTAAATGTGTAGTTTCAGGATCAGGCGCAGAATTTTCAGATTTCATGACTATTAACAATGTTCGTGATGGTGAAAATGTATATAGAGGTATACTTACAAATGAAAATACCGGTGTACCAGCAGATTCAGGTGGAGTAGTAACAGATTATTCTACAGCTACTACTACAGCTAGATTAAAATATGGTTCTCAAGATATTACTGATTTTAAACTTACTACTTCTTTACAAACTGGTACTGGTAGTGTAACTTATACCCAAAGTACACAAACAATTAAGTGTACATCATTGACTTCTGATTCTGCCATGTGGAGGGTAGATTTTATATCACCAGCAAGTGGTAACAAGGTAGTAGATAGTGTTGATTTTGTTGTCACTAAATCCAAGGCAGGAGTAAACGGTGACGTAGGTAATAGTCCTATACAAATATTCTGTAACACTTCAAATGCTAGTACTAAACCTAGTAGACCTACATTCACATATAGACCGTCTTCTGGTGGTGCAACATCTGGAGGTTATATATGGTATCCAGATCCAAAGTATAGTTCATCTCAAACTACTTGGATTAGTTCAGGTAATTATGATCCAAATGCTAAACAAATGGCTTATGATGAAAGTATAGGAGGATATTGGACTGATCCGTTACCACATTCTGGTAAAGATGGTGAGAAAGGTGATAAAGGAGACAAAGGTGAGAAAGGAAATACTGGAGCACCTGGTTCAGATGGATGGAATGGTCCATCTTTAAGTTATCGTGGAACATATAGTTCTAGTAAGTATTATGCATGGACAGTTAATCCTGATGTAAGAGATGTTGTCAAATATGGTAGTGTCTATTATATGGTTGCTAATGGAAGAAGAGGTTTATCATCTTTTAAGAATGTAACCCCAGGAAGTAACACATCATATTGGTCTTCATTTGGTTCGTCTTTTGAATCTATAGCTACTGGGCTACTATTTGCAGAAAAAGCTACTATTGCGGGCATGGATTTTTATAATAATTGTATTGCAGCTAGTAGTGGTAGATTCTTCCTAGATGGTAGATATGAATCTGATATAAATAATGGTTGGCCAATTATGTCGTTTGGTAATAATGCCGTAAAGGATGGAGTACCTAGTAGTAGTGCAGCATTAAAGATATATGGCGGTGGTACATTAACAGTAGGAGATGGTGCAGTAACTGCAAATGCTGGTATTACTGGAACTGGTACTGGATCTGACCAAGTTAGATTTTGGGCAGGTAAACCATTTGATGATGGTACAGCACAAGGAAATAGATTCTGGGCTCCTTTTAGAGTATATCAAGATGGTAGACTTGTTGCAAATAGTGCAACGATAGCAGGGAGTATTTCTGCATCTACTGCTACTTTTACAGGAAACGTATCAGTAGGTTCATTAAGTGGATGGAATATTCCAGGTGTTAAAACTATCTGCCATTACGGTAGTGGATTAAGAGGAACAATCTATTCCCAAGGAGGATGTCAAGTTAGTTCTATAAGTAGAACTGGAACTGGAGAATATACAGTATATCACAATATCGGTCATATGAATTATGTAGTATTGTGGCAAGGACAAGCACGAACTAATTCTCCTTATTCAGATTCTGCTGGATTTAGAGGAACTGTGGGAGTAACTTCTACATCTTCTAGTTCATTTAAAATAATTTGTGTGGATACAGATAATAATAGACATGACGTTGGTGATAAAGATGATGCAATTGATTTAGTAATTATCGGTTATGCTCAATAATATGGAAGAAAAAATATATTTACTTTGTTCAGGTGGAATGATAGAAGCTCCAGAGGATTGGTACAAAGGATTAAAAGAAAGTGAATTTGTAGATTCTTACGAAGGATTACTTCAAGGAGGTTACATGCACCCATCTAGTGAACAAATAGAATTTAATTTAGCCAATCCTAATCTAGATTTATATAATGCTTTTTATATGATTCCTAAAGACACAACTATAGTTAATGAAGAAATAAGAAAGCGTAGAGAGAATTTATATAACACTAGTACAGATAGATTGTATATGGCTTATGTAAAGTACAGAGAATTTGGAGAGGAAGAGAAAGCTGCAGCAGCATATCAAGAATGGAGAGAAGCAGTAGAAAAAATAAAACAAGATAATCCATACTCATTATAATATGATTAAGAATAATGTATATTATGAATGGTTTGCAAGTATAACCGTACCCAATCCAGATCAGGTTGGGTACTGGGTTGACTTGGGAGCAGATTCAAAAGGTAGAATAATTAAAGTTTACAATCACGATATAGAAAAATGGGTTGTACTCTTTGATGTAAGTAAAGATGACTATGTACCACCATTTATTGGTTCTAATGGCAACTGGTGGGTAGACAATAGAGATACTGGAGTAAAAGCTACTGCAGAGACTCCATATATAGGTGAGAATGATCATTGGTTTACTTATGATCCTATCAACAAAGTATATGTAGATACAGGTATAGAAGCTCGTGGTCTTAGTGCTTACGATATTGCAGTTAAATTAGGTTTTAAAGGTAGTGAACAAGATTGGATTGATAGCTTAAGTAAAGCATCTGAAGATGCTGCTGTTGCTGCACTAGAAGCAGCTAATAAAGCAAATGAAGCTGCAGATAAAGCTAATCAAGCTGTAACAGATATTGAAGGTATAGTTGATGATGCTGTAGCGGCTACTGATAAAGCTGAAGAGATTGCTAGTAATCCACCAAAGATCGTAGATGGTGATTGGTGGATCTATGACTATGATACTAAACAATATGTTAATACTGGTATAGCTGCTATTGGTGATGCTTTCACTTACAAGAAGGAATATCCTTCAGTTGAAGCAATGGAAGCTGATTGGGGTACTGCAGATGTAAAGTTAGGTGAGTATGTACTTATTAATACTAATGATGTAGAAGATCCTGATGATGCTAAGGTTTACTTAAAGACTCAAGAAGGTTGGAAGTTTATTGTCGACTTATCTGGTATGCAAGGTATTCAAGGTTGGTCAGCATATGAAGTTGCAGTAAAACATGGTTTTGTAGGTACTGAAGAGGAATGGGTTCAATCATTAAAACAACCTGCATTAGATGCAGCAGCAGAAGCATTAGAAGCTAAAGCACAAGTAGAAGCTACTGAACAAGCTGTTAAGGAAGCAGAAGCATTACGTGTTACTGCGGAACAAGGTAGAGTTAATGCTGAGAATACCAGAGTAAGCAATGAGAATACACGTATCTCCAATGAAGATAGTAGGAAAGCAGAAGAGTCTAAAAGGGTAACTGCTGAGAATGAGCGTATTGCTGCAGAGAACTCTAGAAAGTCTGAAGAAGATATTCGCAAAACTAATGAAGCTAATCGTATATCTGCTGAAAGTGCTAGAGCTAGTGCAGAGACATTAAGAGCTTCTGCTGAAGCTGAACGTAACACAAATGAGCAGAAAAGAATTGAGGAAGAAACAAAAAGAATCAGTTCTGAAGAGGGGAGAGTTGCAGCTGAAACAGAACGTGTAGATAATGAAGATGCTAGAATAGCAGCTGAAACTACTCGTGATACAGCAGAACAGGAAAGGATAGCAAATGAAGCCACTAGACAGGCAAATGAGGCTGTTAGAGAGACTCAAGAGGCTGCAAGGGAAAAGAATACAGCTGATGCTATAACTGCCGTAAATGAGGCTAAAACAGCTGCACAACAGGCTACTACAAATGCTACTACTGCTGCTAACAATGCCAACACTCAAGCAGCAAGGGCCAAAGAATATGCAGACAATCCACCCAAAGTAGGAGAGGATGGATATTGGTATCTTTGGGATGAAGTCAATGATGTGTATGTAAACACAGGTTGGCCATCTTCAGGTATTCTCTTGAAAGGTAGTCTTAATAGTCCAGAAGATTTAAATGACATTGTAGACCCACAGCTTAGTGATTCTTATATTGTTGGTACAGACTTATACTTTTGGAATGGTACAGAATGGGTTAACATGGGTAGATTCCAAGGGCCTCAAGGAGAACCCGGTAAAGATGCTGAACTTAGTAAAGCAGCTATTGAAGCTGTATTAGTAGGTGAAGTAACTACTCATACTCATGATACTAGGTACTATACTAAGGATCAAACTGATGCTAACATAAAGGTAGTAGCAGATGATCTTGCTAACAACTACTATAATAAATCCCAAGTAGATAGTAAATTTACTTCTGTATATATTTTCAAAGGATCTGTAGATACGATTGAAGATTTGCCTACTGAAGGTAATGTTATTGGTGATGTGTGGAATGTTCGTAAGAATGATACTAACTATGCATGGACAAGTGAAGGTTGGGATGCATTAGGTGGTACTGCTGAATTAGCATCATTGACAGCTAATGGTTTGATGTCCAAGGAAGACTTTGCAAAGTTACAAGGTATTGAAGCAGGTGCACAAGTTAATAAGATTGAGACTATTACTAAAAGGGTACTTTTGAATGCTGTAAATAAGAATGTAACTATACCAGAGGATATTAAGATCTCAGATACTGAACCTACTGAGGAAGAGATCATGTGGTTAGATCCTAGTGAAAACTATGATTTCACATTTGATGGTTATAGTCAAGCACAAGCAGATGCACGATTTGTACAGAAAGAAGAAGGTAAGGGTCTTTCAACAAATGATTATACGAATGCAGATAAAACTAAAGTAACAAACTTAACTGATTATGTTACTGGTGGTACTGGTGCTGTTACAGATGCTAATGCAGCTACTATTACTTTATCTAAAAAGAATCCAGTGAATGGTTCCGCAAGTACTGATACAGTAGTAATCAACAAAGCCACTACTACTACTGCGGGTGTAATGTCTGCTGCTGATAAGACTAAACTTGATGGGTTGAGTAACTATGATGATTCTACTATTACTCAGGATATTACCAACCTAAAAGCAAATAAACTTGAGACAATTGAAGTAACTGGTACAGGCAATGTAATTACTACAGCTACTAAGAATGGTACTAAGATTGCATTTGCTAAAGGTATCACAGCAATGACACAAGATACTAGTGATGCTAGATATGTGAAAAAGACTGGTGATACTATGAGTGGCAGATTAAACATAAAAACGCCAGCAAGTACAGGCTTTACTTTACGTTTAGCTAAAGAAACTAGTGATACTCCAGAAAATGATGAAATATTTGTTCGTATGGATATTGATGATAACAATAAAGGTTCATTTGGTTATCACAATACTCACGGTACAAGTATGTACAATTATGGATCCTCTAGTAGATTTCACATTGCAAATGATGGAGAATTAAAATACTTAACAAATGGTGTAGACGGAAAAGTATGGCATGCTGGTAATGATGGTTCAGGTAGTGGTTTGGATGCTGATTTGCTAGATGGGTATCATATAAATAATATTCAATTGGGTGGATGGTATAATTTTGTAACATATCAATATATAGATAATGTTATATATTATAATTGGATAAAACTACTTGATCTTTCTCAAATTGAAACTGATGGATATATAGAAGTAGAAATTGATGTTCCTGGAGATAATAATTACCCAACCTTAGAAAAATTATTTATAAAAGTATCAAGATTCAATGATAATAATAAATATAATTCTATAAGTTTAAAAGTAAATGGATTATTAGATAATCAAATTGAAGTTCTGTCTAAAATAGATAATAATAAAACAGTATGGATATGTATTAAGTCTGCGTGGGATGGTAATAAATCTAGGATCAGATTGGTAGGGCAGGAATCAATAAACATTAATCTTTCTTCACTTACTACTCAAACTAATGAACCTGAAGGGGGATCAGAAATAATTCATGGTAAGGGTGGTATCAGATTAGATCTTGTAACCAATACTTTTAGGTATTATTATGAACCGAATTTTAATGAAGAAGATTTAGCATACTGGTATGAAAACAATGAAAACGCTTCATCTACAACGTGTCTGACAGGTGGTAATAGAAATGTAATTGAATCATTAAGAAGTAAGTTTAAGAGATGTATTGCTAAACCCTATGGAGATGATGCTGCATTAATTAGTTATTGTAATGAAGAAAATAGTGCTAATTGGCCCGATGGTTCTGCTATTGATATTGACCTTTCTAGAAAAGAAAATAGAATGGTGTATTTCCCAAAATACTATCATAAAACTGTTGAAAGATCACCTGGCATTTGGAGAACTTATATTTCTGAACAACAAATTGATAGTGATTATATCGAAGAACCTGAAATGTTGTTAAGTACTTTTGAGGCTTATACTAATACTGATGGAACTTTAATGTCTGTATGGGGTGTAGCGTCTACTGCTTCACAAACAATGGCTACATTTATATCTCAAGCTAAGTCAAATGGTCCTTTATGGAGTATTGGAGATTATAGATCTCATGCTACTATAGCTAGAATGTTTTGTGCTTACTATAAAACCACTAACATCAGTACTTCTAATTCAGCAATACCCTGTTCTGGTGGAACCAAAAGATATAATTATGGAGTTACTGGAGCAACTATTACATTGGGTAATAGAGATGGTAAAAAGGCTACTACAAATGATACATCATACTATTCAACTAACTTCTTAGGACTTGAAGACTGCTATTACAGTAAGTGGGAGTTTGTACAAGGAATAAACATTTTAAAAGGTAAATACGTTGTATATGACGGAGGTTCATTCCCAGATAAGGATGTAGCAGAGCTTGAAGCAGCAGGTGCTACTAATATCAGAGTTGTAGGGTATGAACCTAATCCAGCTGCAACTGAGGGATATAATGGATGGACTAAAGCCATAGCTCAAGGTAAATATGGTGATGTAGTTCCTACAGCACATGGTGGATCTGAAACTACTTACTATTCCGATTATAGCTGGTTTAATCCAACAGGAAATAGAATCTTTCTACGGTCGGGTTCTTCGGATTATGGTTCTCGATGCGGGGTCTTCCTGGCTTATGCTACTAATGCTTCCTCGTTTTCGTGGACGACTCTCGGTGCAAGATTAGCCTTTTATGGTAAGATCGTTGTAGTTGATTCAGATACATTTAAGAAAATGCAGGCATAGTCCTGAGTAATACAGATAATTAAATATTAATAACAAGGGCGGGATCTAAAAGAATTACTATGAGATGACTTTATAGTAAGACTGCTGTCACATTATTTCATACTTGAAAAAACAGTCAGGTAATTCAGATAATGGTTCTCAATGCAGAGTCTTCATAGCTAATGCTAATAATGCATCCTCGAATTCATAGACGAATATCAGTGAAATTTTGGAACTAACAGATACTTTCAGATAATTACAAAAATGTTTGTTGAACTTAGATCAGCCTTACCTCTAGGTAAAAGATAACAGGTGCTTTGAAGAGACCCTAGTAGTATTGTGCGAACGGGTCTTACCACCAAAATAGCTTATGAAAAGAATAGGCAATTTATTTAATAGGATAATATCATATGAAAATCTGGTCCGGGCCGACAAAAAGGCAAGATTAGGTAAAACTAAAAGATACGGCGTTAAGAAATTTGACAGGAATCCATATGAAAATCTGGTCCGGTTACAAAAGGCATTAATAGAAGATACGTATCGTACTTCGGAATATTGCGTATACACAATCATCGCCGATCGTGGTAATAAAGAAAGAGAGATATATAGGCTACCGTATTATCCAGACAGAATAGTCCATCATGCTATAATGAATGTTATAGAACCTTACCTTGTTAGTAGATTTACTGCAGATATCTTTAACTGTTTAAAAGGAAGAGGTATTCATTATGGAGTAAAGAGATTGAAAAGAGATTTAAAAGCTGACAAAGAAGGCACAAAATATTGTTTAAAATTAGATATTAAAAAGTTCTTTCCTTCTATAGATCAAGATGTGTTATACTCACAGTTTGAAAAGGTATTTAAGGATAAGAAACTATTAAGATTATTACATCATGTAGTTTATTCTACACCAAAAGGTTTACCAATTGGAAATTACATATCTCAATTTGCAGCAAATTTGAATTTGACTTGGTTTGATAGGTGGATTAAACAAGTATTAAAAATAAAATATTATTACAGATATTGTGATGATATTGTTATATTACACCCAGATAAAGATTACTTAAGATATTGCTTACAAGAGATTGAAAAATATCTAGCTGATAACTTGAAATTAAAAGTAAAACGTAATTGGCAGATATTTCCTGTAGAAGCAAGAGGTATAGATTTTATTGGTTATGTATTTTACCATGGTCATACTTTACTCAGGAAAGATATCAAAAAGAAGTTTATTCACAAATTAAGTTATAAAAGTAAGAATAAGAGGCTAGCAGCAATGGCAGCTTATTGGGGATGGTGTAAATATGGAAACTGTCATAATTTATGGTATCGCTTTACAAGATCTTATAATTTTAAAGATTATAGACAAAAATTATTAAGTGATGATGGAATTAAAGAAAGTACAGGGTGATAATATTCCTAAAGTAATAGAATACCTAGGAATGAATGAATGGGCTGTTAGATGGGATATTGAAGAAATTAATTCTGAAGATATACATGGTTATGCTTACTATGAATTAAAGTTTAATGAAGAACCAACTTATGAATCTTTCGTAAGTAAGATTATTAGAACTAAATATAGTGCAGATGAAGAAGCAGCATTAAAATCTAATATGGTTGAACAACTACTTAGTGGTAGTCAACCTATAACTAGATATGATGAATGGCAATCTTTTCAAACTCTTAGAACAGAAGCTAAATCGATTGGCAAACAAATATTTAATATTTAATTATGGTTATTAAAGTAAAATATAACGGGGAATGGGTTAAGATACCATACCTAAGTAGTGATCATGGTCAGGAACTGGTAGAAGAAGCCCCGAAAGACAATAAGCAGTATGCTAGACAAGATGGTACATGGACTGTAGTCAATATACCAGAAGTTGACTTTACTGAGGTATATGAAGCAATTGATACTAAAGTAGATAAAGTTGATGGTAAGGGGTTAAGCACTAATGATTATATTACTGCGGATAAAACTAAAGTTACAAATGTTAATGAAGTAATTGAAGCTGCTGCTAAATCAGTTACAGCAACAGGTATCTCTATTACTCTGAATAAAAGGAACTTAGTAACCAATGCAGTAGAGAATATAGAATTAGATCTACCTGCATCTACTACTGCTTTAGCTGGTTTGATGTTACCTTCAGATAAGACAAAATTGAATGGCATTGCTGCTGGTGCCGAAGTAAATGTTAATGCTGATTGGAATGCTACAGAAGGAGATGCATTGATATTGAATAAACCAATATTGGCTACTGTAGCTACATCTGGTAGTTACAACGATCTTACTGGTAAACCTACCATACCTACCGTAGACGTTAACAAAAAATATGTAGATGATAAATTAGCTACTAAAGCTGATTTAGCGGATTGTACAGTGTTTGACATCTTCATGAAAGTGGCAAACGGCGATACTCCATCTATATCTCAAGAAGACTATAATACATTACTAGAGAAGGTTCCAAACGGTTTTGTTAATACACTCCCAATTAGAGATAATGGTGAGTATATATCAAGTCTTTTTGGCGGATATAACACCAATGGTGATAATTCTATTTGGTTTTATGCGCAACAAACTATGGGGGTTAATCATTGTTCTATACAAATGTGGATACGTCAGAATTTAGATGTGGAAACTCAGGTTAATAATGATTATTTAATTCCGGTAACTGATGGAATTTCTATACAGGCAAGTGTTACAGATAATTCTACTGATCCTAATGTTAAGGAAGTAATAATACATACTACAGGTGACGGATCAAAAGCTTTAATGAATGATGGCAAGTATCGTAAGCTTCCCGTGTACGGGAGGAACCTGTTGCTGGGATCGGGGAAGGAGGTGAGTAATTCCAAGTATGAGATGGCTGATTATTGGCTAACTGAACCGATATCTAAAGGAACACAAGTAACATTGACTATTTTTGGAGAATTGGGTGATGATAAGGAAATGTTCACTATATATAACTCTACTGGTGCCGTCGGTTCTATGGCTCAGTTCAGTAAGACTGACTTTGTGAATGGGAAGGCCAGTAAGACTTTTAAATGGATTACTAATATCGGAGATGCAGTAGCTGATAACACACATATGGTTGTATTTAGTTCTCCTAAAACTGGCACATCAACTTCCACCATCCACAAGATCAAGCTTGAGTATGGAGACTTATCCACCGAGTGGGTTCCTGCATGGGAAGATATTCCAGATTTAGAAGAAAGATATGCATACGGAGTTGAATGGGATACTGCATCATCAAGTCCAGATGGAGTTAGAGTAGGTAATATGCAATTACATAGAGAACTACCTATCCAGAGTAAGATGAGAAGGTGCCTTTTGGATAGAGATGGTGGAGTTAAAGAATATTTGGATAATGAGCTTTCATGGGGTGGAAGCTATTTGGATTATGCCGTTATGACAGAGATGCCTGAACATTGGTATAAATTGTATTTTAATGGCACTAAATTTAGGATGATGTTGTCCGAAATTCCATTACCTGGGTATAAACATGTAGATAAGTTCTATATCTCAACATATGAAGCCAGAATGTATAGAACCGATAATTTATTATGTTCGGCGGCTGGAGCTAGTAAATTAAGTGATCCTAATTCAATTCATTTTAGAGGTGGTGACAACACCGCTGAATGGGACGGAACCTACCGTTCCTTGCTAGGTTGTCCCGTCACCTACCTCACCCGAGACCAATTCCGGCAAGCCGCTAGGAAACGTGGGAGTGGCTGGGAGATGTACACCTATGGAGCACATAAAACCTTATTCTGGTTATTTGCAGTAGAATATGCTACATTAAATAGTCAAAAACCATTTAACGCTCAAAAAGATGCTAATGGATTTTCACAAGGTGGTCTTGGAGAGGGTGCATCACAAATGACAGATTGGATAAATTTCAATAATGCAAACCCCCTTATACCATGCGGCTATACCAACGAGTTCGGGAACGGCTCTGGAGAGAAGGCATATGTGGTGAAGAACGCTTCCGACGGTACTCATGCCACGTTGATGGCTAACAGGTATCGTGGCATAGAGAATCCGTTCGGTCATGTCTGGAAATACACTGACGGGGCTAATATACAGGTCACCACGGGTGATGCTGGATTGTCTATTCTATGGACCACCGATGACCCGTCGAATTTCAGCGACACCTCTTACACGGGCTATGACAAGAAAGGTAATATCTGCCGTACAAGCGGTTATGCTAAGAAGATGTTGCTTGGAGAAAATGGTGATATCATACCTACAGAAGTAGATGGTAGTTCTTCCACTTATTGGTGTGATTATTATCGTACTACTATAACAATTGACGGAATATTTGTAGTATTAGCCGGATCTTCTGCTAATGGCGCTTTAGGTAATGGTCTTGCAAGTATTTATGGTGGTTACACATCCAATTCTGCTAGAGATATAGGAACACGTCTTTGCTTTTTCCCTAAATATAAATCAACTGAAATAACTACAACTACAGAATAATATGAAAAGAGTATATAGTAATAAAATACCTAGTAAGATAGAAAAAGATAATAGTGGTTATTATTTGTATAGATGGAATATACAAGAAGAACAAAATACTGAATATAACGGTTATTCCTATTATGAAGTAACTGTATGGCCCACATTAACTGCTAATAAGATATTAGAAACATGTATTAATGAATTATGGGGTACAGATGTTGAAGCAAAGAAATTGAATGACTATAATGCTGCATTACTAGGGATATTAGATGAAAGTTATATAGATATTTACAAAGATTTCTTACAAAAGAGAAAAGAATTGAAGGAACAAGTAGATTCAGATTTCATTGCTTATGAACAAATGCAAAATGAATCAAATAGTGAACAAATAACCGCTATTACTTAGGATAGTACCGATTTATATAAGAGAACTTTTAGTAACTAAAGACGTTATAACATCAATTCTCATATCAAAAAATACCAAACGCTAACTGAAGTAAAATTTAGTTAGCGTTTTTGTTTTCCTTTCATATCAATCTATTATGTTAAATAAAATTCATCAATATTTTTTATTGTCCCAAGGAGTATCTAGTATGAACTACTTTAAAGAACTATTCAGTGATGGTCCAGCCAAGTTTATCTCTTGCTTGATAACAGGAGCATTTAGTTGGGTGGCAGGTAGTTTTACACCCTTATGGACAGTTCTATTTATCTTACTACTAATCATATTAGTAGATGCTTATTTAGGAGGTAAGATAGCGTTTAAAAATCAAAAGAAGTTTGAATCAAGAAGACTATGGAAAACCCTACGCAAATTTGGTTGGTGTGGTGCTATTATATGGTTTGCAAATCAAATAGATGCTAATATACTAGTATCTATAGATGCTCACTTAGTAGAATTCTTTGCAGGACTTATTGCTGGAGTAGAACTATGGTCTGTTATAGAAAACTTAGCTACATTATATCCAGATGGACCTTGGAAACTTCTAAATAAGTTCATACGTAAAAAAGGCGAAAAGTATCTTGATATTACTATAGATAGAGAAGATTTGCCTAAGATAAGAAAATTGGTTAAAAAGATTAAATAGTGAATTTTATACATTACATAAAATTAGGTGCTGTACTATTGATAGCAGTTTTAGGTTTTGATAATTACAGATTAAATAAAAAAGTAGATAATCTAGATAATGCGTTAGCTAGAACTTCTGTGAATTTACATTACTACGAGAAGGCTCTCTCAGGAATGGAAGAACAAAACAAAGTATTACAATTAACTGTAGATGACTTCAAGAATTCTGAAGATAGTTTAGTACAAGAACTAAGAAAACAATCTAAAGAACTTAAAATAAAGGATAAGAAATTAAAAGAAGTCGCATCAGTAGAAACTATTATTTCGGATACAATAACTCAAGAGATTCCAGTAGATAGGAATTTTACAGTAGAGTTAAAGCCAAATCAATTGACAACTATCAAAATAGCAAGAATAGACAGCATGATCACACATGTGCTGGATATAAAGAATCGTCAAGATTTATTTATATATGAAGAGAAAGTATGGCGTAAAAAAGGTTTCTTTAGGCGCTTATTTACTTTAAATTTTAAAAAGGATATAATTCCTCATTATCAAATAGTTAATTCAAACCCTTTAATACAAGTAACAGATACAAGGGTTATCAAAATATCAAAATAATTGCAAAATATTTCAATTTAGTATTAATCAATAAATAAATTGAAACTATGCATTTGAACAAAATATTAGAACAAATCAAACGCCATCAATCTCCATCAGAGGCTATAGATAAATTATCTACTGCTTTAGAGAAGCATGAGGGTAGCTTACTGGAGAAAGGTTTCACTATTTTGAAGTCAGAATTGGCTGCAAATATGTATGAAGCTATTAATGGCCCTCACTTTGATGAGGAACATGCTCGCTATGCTGTAGAGGGTATGGAGAATGAGGATGGTACAAAAGGTCCTCATTGGACGGTTGAAGAGACAACGTCCGTTGCCAATCAAATGGGCATAAATTTAAAATCTGAAAAACATAACAAATGGGATTGGTATGTTGCCATGAATATGATCTATTCAGATTATTACAAAGCAGTCGTTGCTATGACTGGCAGCGCAAATACCAAACACTTCGCAGAATTGGCAAAAGCTTGGCTATGTGACAAAGACATTGACGAAGGCAAGATGTGGCACTATTATGTTTATCTAATGTGTGACGATGATGAAAATGATTACAAAGCATATGAACGTATGCATGGTAGTCATAGCTATCGTAGTCCAGAGTATGAACATCGTATGGGTAGAGAAAGAGGGTATGACTATGAGGCTAGAAGCTATCAATATCCTTACTCTAGATATGATAGAGAAGAATTAGATCGTGATAGCAAACGTTACAGAGAAGATGATCGTGAACGCATGGAACGTGAAAGAGAAATGCGTGATCGTGGCTTGCGTAGTACAAGAGAAACTCGTAACACATCTGTTAGATATTTCTAATTATCAAAAGTAAATTTAAATCAATTAAAATAAAATTAAAGTTATGTTAGAAAACGAAAGAATTATTGTACAAGATCGTGGTGGTATTGATGCTGGTATCGCTGCGTTAATGCAGAATGCTAATAAAGGTTTTGACCCTGCTGCTTTAATGGCCATGATGAATAATGGTAATGGTATGTTTGGTGGCAATGGTGGTTGGTGGTGGATCTTCATCATCGTGCTCTTCTGGATGTGGGGCGGATGGGGTGGAAACGGCTTCGGTCGTGGAAACCAAGCAGAAACAAACTCTGATTTTGCAAGATTAGCCGCTATGGGTAACCAGAATAACAACACAGATCTATTGATGCAAGCTATCAATGGTAACAAAGATGCAATCAATACATTGTCTACTAACTTGAACTGCGATGTTAAGTCAATTGACAACGCTTTGTGTTCTATCCAGAATGCAATTGGTAAAGTTGGTAGTGAAGTAGGCTTCTCTGCAGAAAGAGTAATTAATGCAGTAAATGCTGGTGATTGTAACGTTATCAAAGCTATTAGCGACTGCTGCTGCACAACTCAGCGTTCAATCGATGCAGTTAATTTGAACTTAACTCAGATGAATGCTGATAACAGATTGTCTATCTGTCAGCAAACCAACACTTTGCAAAATGCCATTACTTCAGGATTCTGCAATTTGTCTAGTGAAAATGCTACAAGATTCAACATTCTTGGTGCTAAGATAGATGCTCAGACTCAGATTATTAATGATAAGTTCTGTCAATTAGAGATGAGAGAAATGCAGAATAAGATCGACACATTACGTGACGAGAAGAACGCATTGCAATCTTCTGCATTACTACAACAACAGACCTCTAATATCGTTAGTCAAATTAAACCTTGTCCGGTTCCTGCTTACTTAACATGTAATCCTTATGGATGTAATGGTGGGTTAAATGGATACGGTTACGGTTATCCTTACGGATACGGCGATAGCTGTTGCGCTTAATAAGAAAGGAGGCAATTATGTATCCTTTCGTATTTAATCCATTTGGTAGAAACAACACCGTAAATATTTTAGATCTAGTAATACCTAAAGTAAAAACTATAGCAATAGGTGAGTCCACTGAAAATGTAGTATTAGGTATCTGTCCTAAAGTATGGTGTAGATTACCTAAAGAAGGTGTAATTGTTTTGGAGGTACGCCACACGGCAGAAGCATCGGGAGCTAGTCTACCTGTATTTATTTCAGTTTCTGGTTCTGTAAGTACTGCTTCTAATACTCACAATATACCTTTAGTAAATGCTTCAAGTGCACCAATTACTGGTTCACAAGTTAGTGCTGGGAACAGATACATTGCATATTTTAACAAATGTGACAATGTAATACAGTTAATGAGTTATACTCCTGCTGCTCCTACACCAGCTGCTTAATATATTAATCAAGATATATGGGCAGCTATGAGAGTTGCCCATATTCTTTAAACTTATAAAGATATGACATTCTCTCAGTTAACGTCGGGTACAAGAATACACGTACTCGAGATAACAGGTACTTTTAAAAAGAACATAACGTACAGTTTAGGAACGGTAGTCAGTGTATCAAAACCCTATGACGAACCAATGCCACCGACACAATTTCCGATGCCTATGCAAAATAGGCGTAAGCTCGTGGATCTAGTGATTTCGTGTGATGGTGAACAAAGAAAACTGTCAGTATCTGAAGATAAAACAATGATGACTGATTCAAACATTGGTCTTACTATAGCAACAGAAAAATCACAAATTGTTAACATGGTTAAGCAGTCTCTAGAAGATTGCAGAATCAAGAAAGAGAGCCTAAGTAAGATTGATGAGGAGATGAGGAGATGTGAAGACATCTTAAAAATACTTAATGTAAATTCGGACATAACAACCAATGTGACAAAAGATTTCAAAGAACTTGATGAATTGAGAGCTGAAGTGAAAGAGCTTAAACAACTTTTACAAAATATTTCTACTGTTCGTCCGGAAGAAAACAATATAGATCCTCCTACTGAGGAAAAAGAAAATGAAATCTAAAACACAAAGGTTGGCTATTTAGTCAACCTTTTTTATTTTAAAACAATATGAGTACACTTTATAATAATAAATACGACATTCTAGCTAGTACAATTCAGCCTAATCCTACATCTGTTAAATATTGGGCAGATTTATCATCTAATGCAAATGGTGGAGATCTAAAGTATTTTAATGGTACTAAATGGGTTCTAGTTAATAATAAAGCTACTGAAGATATTTCTCAGATAAAACAGCAGATAGCGGATTTAGAACAAAACAAAGAAGATAAAGTTGAAGGTAAAGGATTGTCTACTGAAGACTATACTACACAAGAAAAAAATAAACTTGCCAGTCTTCAAAACTATAACGATGATGAAGTAAGAGAGTTAATTTCAGCTTTGAATCTTAGATTGACTACTCTAGAAGGTGATTATGAAGCTTTAGAAGCTAGAGTTGCTGCATTAGAAACACCAGCTGCGTAATGGAATTAACATTAAATAGAATCTTTCTAGGTAGCTCTGCAACTATTGGAGAGCTACTAATCAATGATAAACATTTGTGTGATACCCTCGAAGATAGAGTAAGGCCAGAAGGAGAAAAGGTTTATGGTAAAACTGCAATACCTGAAGGTACATATGAAGTTAAATTAACTCACTCTCCAAGATTTAAGAAAATATTACCAGAGATTCTTAATGTACCTAACTTTAGTGGTATTAGAATTCATACTGGTAATAGTTCTAAAGATACAGAAGGGTGTATACTTGTAGGTACATGGGATGGTGAGAAAGAAGATTGGGTAGGTAGTTCTAAAATAGCATTCGATGAACTAATGACTTTACTTGAGGAAGCTACAAATAATAAAGAAAAAATAACAATAACTGTAAAAAGTTTATTAGATTAATTATGATATTTAATTCACTAAATACAATAATAGATGATATATTTCTTACTTATAGAGATAGTAATATATCTGAAAGTGAGAATTTGTCACGCATACAAGTAGAACAGTGGATTCATCAATATAGGGCCTATTTAATTAAGCAAGATTTAGATAAAGGTCGAGATATTAATCCTAGCTATATACAGACATTAGGTCCGTTGCATATATCTAAAGTAAGTACATGCGGTGTTCCTAATGGGTTTCATTATATATCAGATGAGGAATTACCTAAATTTATAGATTTGCATTTTGGTACTGGTCTAGTAGCAGTTAAAGACATGTATGGTAACCTCATTCAAGTTGGTAATGAAACAAAAGCTAAATATCAGACAAGTAGAAAATATACATGTAATGATTATATCGCTTACTTAAAGAATAATCATTTATATTTAAATGGACCTGGCTTTCTAGAGTATGTAGAAATAGAAGGCATCTTAGAAGACCCCACAAAAGTAGCAGATTGTTATGACTATGATGGGCCATACCCTATCCCTGCTAATATGATTCCTACTTTGAAAAACTTAATATTCAGCAAAGAACTAAATATAATGTTAACTGTACCTACTGATAATACAAATAATAGTACTAATGATGTAAAACAATAATGAATGGAAACTAAGTCATATACTGGAAAAGATTTTTATACTAGCTACTGTGATTACATAGAAGATAACCCATTATATCAAGTAGACTATAAAACATTTAGAGGAATAATTAATGATTACTTTAAATACTTGAGAGATGAACTAATAGAAAATGGTAAAGAAATAAAGTTACCATGCAGATTAGGTACATTAAGTGTAATTAAGCATAAGCCTAAAGAGTATTCTGGAAAGAGTCTTAGAATAGATTATGCTGAATCAAAGAAGCTAGGTAAAATGGTATATCACTTAAATGAACATTCAAACTTCTATAAATATAGATTTTATTGGAACAAGCATAATATGCTTACATCAAATAAGACTATGTATCAATTAGTAATGACTAGAGATAATAAGAGGCGGCTAGCCCAAATTATTAAAAATAAGGAAAGAGATTACTTAGAACTGTAAATTTTATGATAACAAAATTAACATCAATCAAAACTGCGATAGCCAAAGTAATAGCAGATCTAGGGTTAGAGGAAGATGAAATTAAAATCTCTGATTTTAGAGAGTGGGCAGCTGAGGCTATTGAAAAAATTGGTGCAGTACAACAGTTTGAACATATTGTTTCAGGTGTAGAAGGGGCTCCAATTATCAAAATACACTGCCATCAAGCACAGTTACCTTGTAACCTACATAAACTACACCAAGTTGCATATTCTTTTAATTGTGATGGGCCTTGGTTTCCTATGAGGAAAGCTACAGGTTCATTTGCTGCTTGGGGTTGTGATGAATGCTGTGATTGTGAAAAACCCGAAATGTGGGTTAAGGATGAAGTATTAGTAAATCTAGTTGTAGATCTATACGGTAATATTGATAAAACCGAAGCACTAGAAATGCTAAATACTAATAAAAACATGAAGACAATACTTAGGAACCTAATTAATAAGCATACTATTAATTTAGATTATATGAAAGGTAATACAAGTACGAATCCTAATTGGGATTTGCAGTACAGTATTAAACCCGGTTATATAATGACAAATGCACCATGTGGATATCTAAAATTATCATATAGTGCTATACCTACTGATGAAGATGGTTATCCATTAATTCCAGATAGTGCTTCATATATGGAAGCAATTTACTGGTACATTGCACAAAAGATAGGATTTCAAAAGTATATAAGAGGGGAAATGAATCAACGTATATATTATGATATGCGTAATTCTTGGAACTTCTACTGTAAGCAAGCATATGCAGAAGCTATGCTACCTAATGAAGATGAATTAGAGTCTATTAAAAATACATGGAACAAGATACATACAGAATTTCTTGATCATAATACGTTTTATAGTCATACTGGTTCTAGACAACATATATATAATGCCAATTAATTATGAGTGCAAGAAGACAAACAAATACATTCTCTGGTGGTCTTAATATGGACGTAGATTATTCTGTGTTAAAGGATAATCAATATATATATGCAGAGAACATTCGTATACTAACGAATGAAGGATCTTCTTTTGCAGCAATGCAAAATATAGAAGGATTCTTAGTGTGTAGACCTTCTTCAAATTTGTCTGGTGAAACTATTATACACGTTACCACAGTAAGAGATTGGGCGATTGTTTTTACTAAAATTAATGGTACTAGCAATAATAATGTCTATAGGATTGATTTTTCTAGATCACAGGAAGAACCAATTGTAACAAAAGTGGTAACTAATAGGCCTTTAGATATAGAAGTATCATCTAGCAACGTAGCTGCAATTAGTAGTGTATGTAGATGGGAAGCAAGTAATAATGTAAAAGTATATTGGGCAGATGGTCATTCACAAATTAAAGTAATCAATGTGGATGATGATCACATATCTAGTAATTCATCTATTACTTCGGATACTATAGTAATGCTACCAAAGGCTACATTACCTCCATTTGAATTTAATGGATTTGGAACAGGTAGTTTAGAATCTGGAATGATACAGTACTGTTATCAATTGTTTAAAGTAAGAGGTACAGAGTCTGCAATATCTCCACTTACCCCTCTTTATCATTTGAGTGATGGTGATCAAAAGACAAATTATAATGCTGTAAAAGGAAGTTCTAAAGGACAGAATACTGGTAAATCTATAAAACTACAAGTAAGAAATAATAGCACTGGATTTGATAGACTTAGAATAATCTCCTTATTCTATAAGGCAAAGAATGAAGTACCTGTAATATCCATAGTAGACGATATAGTTATTGGAACTGGTTCTGTAATAAACTATGAAGATAAAGGTGGTAGCTTAGTATCGGAATTAAGTATTGATGAATTTAATTCATTAGCTAATTATACATTTATACCTGAAGTAATAGAATCTAAAGATAATAGATTATTTGCTGCCAATCTTACTGAGGAAACATGGGATGTAGAATATGATGCTAGAGCATTTAGAGCTAATTCTTCTGGCAATGTATTATTGTTATCTAACTCTGGCTCTTCATTAAACTTTGCTTTATCTGCATTAACTACTACAAATATACCTAAAGATCATGATTGTATATGCCCATTTAATGTTGATGGTAGTGCTTATAAATACACTACTTCTCCAACAGGAGGATATATACAAGGTGGTAAAGGTAAGAATGTGTCTTATAGGTTTATTACTACAGACTTGCTAGAAGATGGATCTACTACATCAAGAGGAATGGTAAATGAAGAATTTACATTTAATGCCTCATCAAGATCTCTTACTAGTCTAGATATCAACTACGAGGGAAATGACAAATCAAATTCAATAAGTTTATCATCTGGTAATAAGATACCAAACTATTCTAATGCTGAAATAGAATCCAAAGTAAAAGGATATATGAGGGATGAAATCTATAGATTTGGTATTGTATTATACAATAAACAAGGTTTAGCATCTCCTGTACATTGGATAGGTGATATAAGAATGCCGTCTAATAAAGATTCTGGTTATAAGTTTTTTACTTCCAATGAAGCTAGTGATTATGGGTCTAATTTATCAGTTGTTACTAAACCACTTGGTATTGAATTTGAAGTAAAGAATTTACCTTCAGATGTAGTAAGATATGAAATAGTTAGATGTGAAAGAACACTGTCTGATAGAACCATATTAGCCCAAGGTGTAGTAAGTTGTGTTACAAATTATGATAAGGATTCTAATATCTTAACACCTTTCCCATATTTAGCTTATTCAAACAAGCACGGTTACTATGCAAAGACTCACAACAATGGAGATTTCCAATATACCTTTAATTTGTCAAATACACAATCTAACAATTATTTCATGTTTGTATCTCCAGAAATAGCAGTCAACAGAGAAAATGCTGATGCATTAATTGATAAGTTTCAAACAGTTGAAAAGGTAGGATATATGACATCTCCTATTACTGCGGACGGTGATTGGGGAATTACAGAAGCTGGAGCTACAAAAGTATTAGCAAATGCTAGATCTATAAAGTACGATGGTACTACGATAAAACCAACTAAAACATTAGGTAATCAACCTAGTAATGGCTATGTATCTGGTGGGTGTGTTGTAATAAATAATGATGATTTTTATGCAGCATTGTTAGCTAAATACTATGGGTTATATGTTGAAAGTGGTGTACAATCAGCTGCAATAGAAAGTGCAAAATATGCTGGTCCTAGTAGTCCTTGGTTAACAAACGGTGATCAGCCTTGGTATAATGCTGAAGCAGTGACTATTGGTGACAAAGTTTATTATAACTGGGTGTGGGATAATATTAGAACTGCAGGAGATGGTGAAGTAGATAAGACTGATGCAAATAATGTTAGAAAATATGGTCCACATGGAATTTGTGCTATATTTAAAAGTGATAACATGATCTCTAACATATCTTTAGCATCAGGATCTTCAAGTGCTAGATATTTAAATGCAGTAGTATTATGCAACATGAAACAAAGTGTAAATGCTTATGGTGGCAATTCCTACTCTGCTGTACAGAATTCTGTGTATATTACTACAGGAGCTAGTGCTGAATCTAGTGTTTCCACAGTGTTGTGTTATGGTGGCGATACTTATCTAAACATATTTGATTATAATAACTGTATGTTTAGTTACAATACAGATGATTATTATAATAATAAATCAAATAGATTATTTTTAGGTGCGTTCATACCATGTGAATCAAGTATTAATTTAGCATTAACCCATGCTGATTCATCTATAAATAGAACTTATCAAGCTGGTGATGGATATGCTAATCATTTTGTAGAAGACGATATAGTAACTGTTGGAGATTTATACACTCAAAATACTCCATCATATGCATACAATGACGCATATTCTGCTCAGCCTAATGCAAAGAAATTTGTAGCTAAATCTATCTATAATATAGATAATCTATTAACAGATACTCGTATCATATCTTCAGAACTGAAAACAAATAATGAAGTTACTGATTCGTGGACAAAATTTAAAGTAGCTAATTATCTTGATGTAGATACTAGATTTGGTCCAATTAATGATATGAAACTGTTTAAAAATAATTTAGTATTCTGGCAAACAGACGCTTTTGGCACAGTTGCAGTGAATGAACGTTCTATTATAACTGATAATAACCCAGGTGCTCTTACTCTAGGTGTTGGTGGTATACTAGATAGATATGACTATTTTACCACAATGAATGGTGAAAGTCCAAACCAGTTAAGAGCAAATACTCAATCAGATAGCACTGTGTACTGGTATGATAGTAAACGTAATGAGATATGTGGTTTTAATGGTCAGTTACAAACAGTATCTAAATTAAAAGGGGTTCAATCTTATTTGAATAAGAATAAAGACTTATTTAAAAAAGATCCTATTGCAGTATATGATAAGAAATACAATGAAGTTCTGTTCACTCTAGGAGATAAAACACTAGCGTTTAATGAACAACTAGGAGTATTTACTTCATTCTATAACTACAATCCAGACTATTATGCAGAGTTTAGTGATAAACTATATTTGTTTAAATCATTAAAACTATTTAAGTACAATGGTGGTGAACAAGCTAATTTAGATTCTGATAAAGCAAAAGTATCTGAAATAGAGTTTGTAGTAAATGCAGAATACCCACAAACTAAAACATTTGATAATGTTGAATATGGTGGTGATTTTACTACAGATACTAATTTTGATTTGATACTATTTACTACGAAAAGGCAAACGAGTGAAACATTAACTAGTGAAGACATTGATTACAGAGAGGATACTTATAAATTTGCAATTCCTCGTAATGCATTAAAGCTAAATGAAGTAGAACAGCTAGCTAATAAGTCTTATAAGGACAGAATGAAGGGAAAATATCTCATCTGTAATTATAAGTATGATTGTAATGGTGGTAATGAATTTAAAGTACCTTATATTAGTACAGCTTATAGATACTCAATGATATAATATGAAAAAGAAAATTAATAAGAAAAACGTACCAGCATATGCGTTTGGCATGGATCAACTGCCTAATTACCTTGGTGGAGCTAATGTTCTTGGCTCTGCCATTTCTGGTTTATCAGGAGAAGGTTCTACAGGTGATGCTATAGGTAGTACATTAGGTAGTGCTGCTTCTTTAGCTGGAACAGGTTTTAGTATTGGAGGGCCAATTGGTGCTGCTGCTGGTGGAGTATTAGGAGCGGCTTTTGGTTGGATTGGATCTAGAAGACGCAAAAAACAGATGGAACAAATGCGGCGCAGAAAAGAAACCATGAATAAAACTCAACTAGGTATGAATGCTGCAGCAAATCAAACAGCAGAATATTGGGATGATAATGTGTTAGCATATACTTATGAGAATGGTGGTATACTTCCTGATTTAGCCTATGTAGACAATAATGAGGTTATCAGAGGGGACGATGGAACTATTATGCAAGTTCCTAATAATAGACCCGGTACAGATAATCATTTAATTGATGCGTCTAATTTAGAGTCAGTATTATCTGATAAAATTAAAAGACCGGGAACAAATAAAACTTTTGCACAAGAAGGTAAAAAACTTACTAGAATGACGAAGCCAAGTAAAGGTAAAGATATATTTGCTGATAATACAAATATGTTAAATAAACGAAATGCTAACTTTGCATATGATAATCTATTATCAGAACAGGAGGAAGTAAAAGCTAAAAAAGGAATTAAACCTAAAAAGAAAGGTATTCCTGCTTATGAAAAAGGGTATAGTCTTCGACGTCCAAATATATACACAGAAGCACTAGATGAAGCTTTACATTATGTTCCAGTAGAAACACAAAAAAATGCTAAGACTAGAACTAAGGATAAATTAAGTAAGCCTATAGATCCTGTACAATTACTGGAGAATAGAAAAGAGTATTGGAGGAATAATGATTTATATTATGCTGATCAGTTACCAGATGTAGAGGTGACCGCTAAAGCACCTGCTACTCCTGCATATATGAGACACGTTCAGCAATGGGATCCATATTGGTCTTCAGTATTAGGTGCGGCTAGTGATAGAGATAAATCTAGATCAAATATCCAATTAAATCCAAATAAGCGTATAATTCAAACATATGGTAGTGCTCCTGCTTTTTATGCTCCTGTAACAGGAGATGGTATCGACGCTATTACATATGCTAATGATGAGCCGATTTCTGTTGATACACCTGTTGTACCAACTAAACCTGTATCGCCTACTCCTGCAGTAAATACAACTAAAAGTGTACCAAGTAAAAGTACTACAAAAACTCCAAGTACAAACTCAACTAAAACGGTTCCTAATTATAACTTTGTAGATGCTCCAATGCTTGATATTGAAGAACCAGTTATTGGTTTCAATGATGCTTATACTCAATCTTTAGAAACACCTAAGAAACCAATTGCAGCAAAACCGGATTTATCTCCTATATCAAATACGGTAGGTAATAAAAAGAGTCCAAAAGATAAAGCTGGGGTTATTGATTATTCTCCAGACTGGTTGTCATTAGCTCCTACCGTATATAATGCTTTACAATCTTTACGTAATCCAGAGTATGAACAAACTGTTTTAAATCCTTACACAGGTGCTATTACTAATACTATGGCTAGACGTAGAATGAATATAGAACCTGCAAGATTAGCCAACAGTAGATCAAGGGCTATTTCAAATTATAACTTAGCAAATATTAATGCTAATACTGGTTCTAATTTGGCAGCAAGAACTCAAGCCGCTGTTGATGAATATGCTGCTAATGCTAATATGTATGCTACTAAACAAAATGCTGATAATGCTTACTTAGGAGAATACGCTAATACTTTAAATAACTTAGGTCAACAGTTTGTTCAAAGTAGAACTCTTGCAAATGATTTAAATGCTAAAAATAGAGCAGCTGCTAGAAGCTTTGGTACTGCTGCTGTTAGTCAATTAGGACAATGGTCTCAAGTAAACAGACAGATGAAGAATCAAGCAGCAAGAGATAATATGATTTATCCATATCTAGCTAATTTCTTAGCATATGGTAATCCTACAGAGTTAATTCAACAGATGAATAGACAATATTATAAAAGATAATTATGGTAAATAGATATGATCGTCCTGCAGAAGCGCAGTTCATAAATACATATGTTCCTCTACCATTCCAGCAATTATATACTCTAGGTAAAGAAGCAAATGCTAGAGTAGATAAAGCTATTGCAGATTTATCTGGTGCTCTGGATAAATGGTCTGATTTTAGATCACCATCAGAAAAAGATACTAAGGCTTGGTACGATGAGACAATGGGTAAAGCTAAACCTATTATTGATAAATTAGCACAAAATATCGATTCTCTTAAAACTCCAGAAGGTAGAGCTCAGATTAATTCTTTAATCAATAATGTGGATAGATATAAATTAGCTACTTTAAAACAAAGTAGAGAGGGTATGCTACAAAGAATGGAAATGAATCAGAAGTTAGCAGCTGCTGGTAAGTTTAATGAAATGTGGCATGGAGTTGATTTTGCTAACTACGATACACTTACTTCTGGAATTTATAATGATGTATCTCCTTTAGCATATAAGGATGTTAGAGAGTTATCTGATCCGTATTATGCTAAGTTGCAAAGAGGATATCTATATACAAAAGGCGGTTACGATTACTTTGGAAATTCAAAGGAAGATATTGAAGCTGTAGCAGATGCTCACTATAATGATATCGTTAGTACTCCAGAAGCACAGAAGCATATGCAGTTATTTAAGCAAAGAACTGGGGCTACAGATGAAGAAGCTCAAGCTTGGTTTAGGCAACAAATTATTGATTCTAATATTGATAGAACCATTAGACCAACAAGAGAGCTTAATCAGTATGCTAAGATGGCTGCTGAGCAAGCATATCGTAGACAGTTGAAAGCTGCAGAGAACGCTCAAGGTTCTCCAGTACAATTTACTACAAAGCTTGCTGCTACACTTATGAACAGACCATATGGCCCTCAAACATCTGAAAGAGGAAACAAATTAACTTATAATTCACAGTTTGATAGAATACAAAAAACATTTGCTCCTGATAGTAAATATAGAGATATCTATATTAACAGAGTGGATGAAAATGGCACTCAATTACCTTTAAATAGAAACAAGAGTGCATATGGTATTGTATCAAGATTGTCTACAGATATTGGTTCACAAGCAAACTTTATTAATGACGCAATGCTTGATAAATCTTCTATGGTTAGAGGATTAGCAGGTACTCCAATTTATTCTGGTAATAGCGTTTATGGAATGATGACACCTGAACAATATATCAACTCTAAGTTTGGTTTAAGCGTTAATGAAGCTAACTGGAACCCAAATCGAGTTAAATTTGAAAGAGACCTTATTGCTGGTAATATTCATAATATGGGAGTTACACCTACTAATAAAGTACTTATTGAAAATGGTATTCCCGGTGATGAACAATTCACTCAAGAATACAAAGCGTATGTTCCAGTACAATACTTCATTGATAATGGCTATAACTTTGGAGAAACTGATCCTGAAAAGCTAATTAAAAATGAAGACTTTAATAAGTTCTTATCAACATTAAATGGTGGATTACCTAGTCCTTCTGGAGACATTGTTAAGAAACCTAATATCAAATTTGGTAGTGATAAAAATGCTGCATATAGAGAGATACAAAGTAGTGGATGGTTATCAGATCCTCAGTATGCTGCAGCTATTCAATATGATGGTATTTATGTAGAGGTACCTGTTATGCGTCAAGTACTTAATAATCAGCAAACTAGGGAAAGAGCTAATTTGGAAGAATTCCAGTATACTAAAATGGGTTCTAAATTAAATGCTGCTTACAGAGGAGATAATGAAAAATTAATCTATGAACGGTAAAAACAATATACAAGATATATCATTAGCCACTAGACTTCGTAAACAAAATTACGAAAAATATCTAGATGGTTCTAATGCTTCAAGTATTGGAGTAGGATCTACAGTAGATCCTACTTTGGTGCTTAGAGACTTAGCTGGTTATAACAAAGATAGTTATAATAAAGATTTAGATACAGAAAGCACTCTAGATGAAAGTTCTAATGATCTTAGTACTACAGAATTAATATTTAATTCTGCAAAGGCAATGCTTCGTGATATGAACGAAGCACAGTTGTCAAATACTAGAGGTGTATTACGTAGGGAAGTATTACCAAATATAGACAGATTTAATAGCAATCTTAATCTATTTTCTGCATATGACAATTTAATGTCTGAGAAGAATTCTCTTCTTAATCAATTATCTACTACTCCAGACAGTAATGAAGCAGATGCTATAGCAATTCGATTACAAGAAGTTGAAAACGAATTAAATCAGACAAAAGAAGGGTTAAATGCATTAGGAGTATCACCCGACTTAAGTAATGCTCAAGAGATACGTGCACAGCAAGAACAGCAATTACAATCATATAAGGATAGAGCTCAAGAATTATATGATGATATAGCTACAGATGAAGCCGATATTGCTAGATATAAAGTAGACGAACGCTTTCAGAGAGCTATGGAAGAGAATAGCGAATTCAAATGGACAGAACCAAGTAAATGGATATATTCTGTACCATCCGCTGTAGGTTCTTCTTCTTCTGCTTGGATGTGGCAAATAGCCCCATATGCTACTACAGCATTAAAAAGTGTAATGACTAAGAGTCTGTTGAAAGCAGGTACTATGGCATTAACTGGAGCTGCTGCTGGTAGTGTAGCTCCCGGAGCTGGTACTCTTGCAGGTGGTGCCATTGGTGCTGCAGCAGGAGCATTAAGTATTGCTTTAGATCTTGGTAATGCTGCTATGATGATATATTCTAATTATAAGCAAGCTGAGAATGAAGCTAATGCTAATGTATCAGATGATTATAGGGATAGAGTATCTAATATATTAAGTCAAAGCGGTAGTTCTGTACAAGCTGTAGTTAATGCTGCTAGATCACAAGATTTACCAGAAGAGTTCAGTAATCTTACTGATGATAAATTATTTGAAAAGATTCTTGACGGTCAAATTCAAATAGAAGATCAATCTTTAAGTAATGCTATATCTCAAGCAAGGCAAGGTTTGGACAGAGATTTTGCTCAAAACATGGCTATCACATGGGCAAGCAATTTAGCGGAAGATGCTCTTATGGTTCCTTACTTTGGAAAAATTGCAAATGGCTGGATTGGGAAAAGTCTTAATACAGTTGCATTTGGAATGAATCCTGTTGAAGGGTTAGGAGAATTAGCAGCTAGTCAAGCTAAAAAGAAAATGTCCAAGTATGTATTAGGTAGAAATGCTATTGATGTTGCAACAAAAAAATGGGCTAATAGAGCCGCAAAAGCAGCATATGTTGGAACGGATTTAGCATTGCGTAATGCTGCAACTGCATTTAATGAAGCAATTGAGGAAGGTTCACAATATACTACAGGTCAAGCCTATAAGCGTGGGGACTTTGATAGTTCTGATTTAGATATAGAGGGATTAGCATCATCCTTAGTAGGAGCATATAAAGAGAAAGCTACAACTGTAGCTAACATCCTAGGAAGTCCATTTGGCTATCAAAACCCATTATATGAAAATGATACAGAATATTGGAACAATGTTAAGCTAGGAGCTGCTGCAAGCATATTATCTCCTATTCAAGGTGCTGTTAATGCTAGAGGTGCCTATTCCTTAGTAAAGGAGACACAGGGAATGGATAGAGTAAATGAGTTAGCTGCAAATGAAATCAATTCTAAGGAAGAGATGGAGAAAGCAATAACTTATGCTAGTGGTAAACTAAAAGGGCATGAAGCTGAGATTGTAAATGCTTGGAGTATGTTAGCTGATGGTAAAACAGAAAACTTACCAGAAGGATTTAACAGAGAGGATGCATTAGAAGAAGCTAGATTTGCATCTAGAGCTTTCTCTTTAGCTAAGAGTAAACAAATGAAATCCTTAGCTAAGACTATGGGTATTGAAGAAGATACAGAAGAATATGGTACACTTGTTGGTCTTGCAATGCAAGCAGAAAAAGAGTACACTTCTTCTATTCAAAATGCCAGAGTAAGAAGACAAGAATTAGATAATGCTAAGAATAATTTTGTAAATGACCCTATATCAGAGGAAAGCCTAGCAATTGCTATAGATGATGCTTATAAACGTATCAATAGTAATGCTACTACTCAGGATGAAATTGTATCTAAAGATGAATTAAGAGAAATTTATGATAGGCAAAGACATTTGAATATCATGAATAATATGATTACTGAGATTGATACAGCAATAAATCAATTGAATGAAAATAAAAATGAATCTGAATTCAGAGGTAATCAGTATTCTTTAGCTAAATTAGAGGATATGAAGTATCGTCTAAATGCTAGAAAGAAATCTATTCTAAAGAGTATGCCATCTTGGTATAAGAATAATGCTAATACTATTAATAATGTAGATACAGCTATGCAGTTCGTTACTATGAATGAACATGTATCTGGTCTTAACAAAGCTACAGAAGATAGTATATTAGCAGAATTAATGTTAGAAAGGAATAGAGAGATCTTAAATTCATTTCATGGTATAGATAATGGTAGAATTACTCCTACTGAAGAAGTAGAAAGAGAGAATATAATAGAATTAGGTAAGACTAAACCTTACAAGAAATCTAAAAAGTTAAGGCTTACTGCTTTAAGAAATATCCATGAGCATCAAGGAGACACTCTTATTAGTGAAATGTTTGATTTGTATCAAACTAAGAAAGCTGAGAGTAAAGAAGCTGCAGAAGGTGCCCTAGGAGTTACTGAGCAGCAAAAGGCATCTAAACCTGTTGTTCCTTCTAAACCAGTTACTGCTCCTACTGGTCCAATGCGTACTGAGCAACAAGCAGCACCAGAAGTAGAACAAAAGCCTACTCCTCAAGTAAGGAAATCTACTAGACCTACTCAAGCTAATATCGCATCTCAAGAATTAAGTGAAGCAGATCAAGCCATCATAGCTGCTGCAGAAGGTCAAGATATCGGTTTAACTCAAAGAAAGCAGCAACCACAAGTTGAACCAGAAGTTCAACCCCAAAATAATGACAGTGCAAAAACTGAACCTGTTGAAACTAATGATGAGATATTAGGTGCAGATGAAGACCCATTTGCTGGTGGTATAGGTGGTGTCTCATCCGAAGATGTGTTTAATGAATATGGTGGAGCTGTTGAAGAACCTACTAAGACACCAAAGAAACCTAAAGAATCTAAACAGAAAGCAACTAAAACTGAGCAGGCTAAAAAGGATACTGCAAATGCTAAAGAAGAGTTTAATGAAGCAGCAAGAAACTTCTTTAATCTTCTTGAAGATGATACTTTAGGATTTGCATTTGACCCTGCTGCTCAAGCTGAAAAGCAAGCAAAGATATTCAAAGCTTTCTTAACAATGCTTGGTAAAGCATTTAACTTAGGAGCGTATAAGTTCAAAGAAGTAGCATTGAATATGTATGAAGCTATTGGTAGGGATAGAGAAAAATTATCTCAACATTTTGATGCTATTAAGGGAGCGTATTCTACAGCGTATTATAATATGCCAGAAAATGTTAGGGGTAAAATGACAACACCAGCAGAAGTTGCTGAGATTACTGTAGATGATTTGTTCGATCCTCAACCAGCAGAATTAACCGAAGAAGAGGTTAATGATGCAGCTAAAGATGGAGTTATACCTACACCAGTTACTCCCGGTTCTGTTCCACCAGATGCTATTAGCGATGCAGAGTTAGCTGAATTTACAGAGAATAGTGAGTTAGGTATTTTAAATACCTTCCATTATACTCCTACTGCTAACATTGGTGAAACTATAGAATTAGGTGGTGCTAGGATTCAATTTTCTCCTAACTCTGAATTACCTAAGCTGTTTAAAACTAAACAAGATAAACTTACTTATGAATATTCTGTAGCACCTTACTACGATAATGTTCGTAAGAAAACAGTACAATGGAATGATCCCAGTACCTATGATTATGCCAGAGTAGGATTAATAATTACCAATACTGAAAATAATAAAATGTATTGGGTTGCAATGCGAAGCCCAAATAATATTCGCAATCTTACTCCAGAGGAATATCCTGAGATGATAAGAAAACTACGGGAGCGTAGACAAGAAATTATCTCTAGATTCGTAATGAAGGATTCAAATGGATCTTTACTAAATGAGGTAGACACTAGAATAAAAGTAACACCTACTAGATTATTACTACACAATGCTATTGAAGGTACCATCTCTCAAGAGATATCAGTAAATGATAAACAATTTAAGGATGTATTTCAGTTTAGTGGTAATTTAGATGAAGAAATCAACAACTTTGGGTATAGCACTGGTGTTAGAGGTACAAGTACTATATTTACTGTAGAAGGTGATAATACCGGTTTCATTGGTACTACTTCTGGTGGGGTGTATTATATTATTGATGGTAAAAAAAGATTATCTGGTAGACCATTACCATTAAAATTATCTTTAGCAAGATTCAATTCTTATCCTAAATTAGCAGAAGCGATTTCTACTATAGTATTTAAAAGCGGTTTTAAGGGTGGACAGAATATAAATAATACAGATTTAATTGCATCTGATATTATTGAAATGTTCTTAAACTATGGTGAACCTACTTCTGTAAATAATGACTCTGATATTAGTGATTCTGCAAAAGCTAATTTGCGTAATAAACAATTGTATATAGATAATAAAGGGCAATTTGGTGTATTACATTATGGTATTAATGAAGTATCATTAGCTGGTTTATCTATTGCACAAAAAGAGCAAGAGAGAAAGCACTTTGAAGATTGGTTATTGTCTAATGGTTCTATGCCTTTTAAGGTTCCTTCAAAAGGGAATGATAAGTTAGCAGTTAACATGAAAATGAATCTATTATTTTCTGGTAGATTAGCTAGTAGTGTTGAAAAAGCAGGTGGTAGATTAGAATTATTTGATGGTATAGTATTTACTAGAGAAGATATGAATCATACATTATTGTCTTGGATGGTAAGAAACGGTATGATTAAATCTAATCTTAATGCAGGAAGATATGAAAGACCATATGTAATTGCAGATGGTATGACTCAGGATATGCCTACAACTATACCTGATTCTACAGCAACTCCAGCAATAGAAGAAGCTCCTAAATCTGAAGCACCTAAACCGTCTAGAAGACGTAGATCATTTAGCGATTTATCTAGTATGGGTGGTAGCCAAAAAGAAGTTAAAATAAACTTCACTCCTAATAAGAAGTATACTACTAAGGAGAAACTGAATAAGGTTCAAGCTAAAAACTTCTTGAAACAAAAGTTAGGTATGACAGATGCAGAGATTAATATAATTGATGCAGCTGTATCTTCTGATATGCCCGCAACAGCTTTATCTTATATGACTAAAGATAGTATTACGTTATATAATAGTGATCCAGCTGGTGTAGAATTTCACGAAGCATACCATAGAGTATCTCTATTATTACTATCAGATCAAGAAAGAAATAAAGTATATGAAGAGTATCGTAGAATTCATCCTAATCTTAAGAATGCATCTGATAAATATGTAGAAGAAGCGTTAGCAGAAGAATTTAGAGGGTATATGATGTATAAGACACCGAGAAAGTCTTATAGGATTACTAAGTGGTTTGAAAAACTACGAGACTTCATTATGTCTTTATTTGGTAGAACTACTCCTACTAAAATCTTTAGAGGTATATATGAAGGTAAATATGCTAATATCCCAGTAAGCCAAGAAGCTAAAGATAGATTTGAGAAAGCTTATAGAAATAGGGTAAACTTTACTCAACATGGGTACACTTTCCAAAACATAAAATCTCTTGATAACTATAATCAGGCTGTAGAATTCTTTGCAATATCTTATATTAATCAATCATTAAGCTCACAATCTTTTGTAGATGATCTTACAAAAATACAGATTGATTATCAAGATATGCGTGATCTACTTGAGGATTTATCATATGATGATAATGCTACACCAGAGCAAAGAGCAGCTGCTAATGAATTGTATGAGCACTTTGATATATTCCAAAAAGATATTAAGTCCTATCTTGATTCTTTAAGCCTAAGACAGGTGAAAGAAGAACAGGAATATGATGAAACTGAGGAAAGAGATGGTGGCGAAATCGAAAAGGAAAACTTTGA